ATTTCACCACTCTCATATGATTTTAACTCTTTAGTCTTAACATTTATTTGAGCATTTATTTCGGCTCTTTGAGCTTTTAGTATTTCAATCTCTTTAGTTAATTGAGCGATTTTCTTACTAATACCTTCTGGACCATAAACACCGCCTTCAACCAATGTTTTTAACTTTTCTTTTATTTGTTCTTTCATAATCATCTTTTGATATAAATATCAAATAAACAACCAAATTTAAGATTTCAATAGTATTTCTTTGATGTCGTTAACCAGTTTTCTATGACCATCACCGTATGGTGTCCAAGCTAATCCCATTTTCTTTAAGTCATAGTGTTTCCACTACACTAATGAATTAACTACATCCTTTTGTTCGGCAAAACTCCATTCAGTAGACGGATTATACGATATTAAGCAGATTGCCGTCCGCTATCATTTGCACTCCCCTATTTTGTTGACACAGAGTGGGCTCGAACCACTATTTCTCTCTTTGTACGTACCGCAGAGCGCATTATCCAATTATACTACTGTTCAATCCATGAGCAATATTTTTAGGTTAAAACATTACTCACCTAAATGCTTTTATCTGGTAAAAGCTAAACCTCTGAACCCCATACTTTTTTCATTTAACGTCTTGAAAAAAGTTCCTCGACAAACAGAGCAACCGTAAAAAGACGACCTATGGTACTCTCACAAGGTTGCTACCCTTAGATGGAGTTCTCATCTCTTGGAGTTTACTAACATGGTGTACTTTTCTATAACCTTCTATATCCCCTCACAAGAATAATCACTCTTGCTACTTGTATAGCCGCACGTAGGCATTGCCATGTTTCCATTTTCTGCTGATTAGGCCGAATCCAGCAATTGGATGAGAGTAATTGGTTGCGATGGAAGGACTCGAACCTTCATTCTCTGGCACATGTACGCCAACGATGTATTCCTTTCTCCGTTTGTAAACCATCCATTTCGTGTTGTACACCACTACGTTTAAAAACAAACATCAACAAAAGACTACCATTCATCTTCATCGGGTAAAGTTTAAATTTGGGCCGAGAGTTTTAACACTCCGAGTTCCACCACTTTGTTTTACTAAACAAAGAAAAAAGGATAGGGACTAGTGGGAATAAACCCATTGTGGCCACAATCTCATTCAACCTACGGTGACACACCGCAATAATTGAACTAACACTAGTTTATCCTTGTACAGCGTGTAGGACTCGAACCTACGCCCCATCCACCAGTTAAAACCAGCAGTGCTCTACCAGCTGAGCTAACGCCATAAGTGAGTACCAAGATTGCCTTTCTTTACATGCTACCATTACACCACACGCCCTACCTCTGTTCGGACATGCTGGGATTCGAACCCAGACCCCTTGTTATCCATACAATTTTTAAGTTAAATTGCTGAAACAATCTTTTAATTACTCTAGTTAAGGAGCAGAGGACTCCAATATTGAGGTCAAGATTACCTTTTTTCATACGTGCTCTACCCACTGAGCTACGGTACCATATTTTGTAGCCCCACCTAGAATCGAACTAGGAATTAATCTTTAGAAGAGATTTGTTATATCCATTTAACTATGGAGCCATTTTATATGTGGTCCATGTAGGACTCGAACCTACGACCTTCTCGTTATGAGCGAGCTGCTCTAACCAACTGAGCTAAAGGACCATATGTAACCGAAGATAGTTTTATCGGGAATCTGGGGCTGTATCACTACAGTGCTTCACACGCCATTAGAGAGTCGGGTTGTTACATCAATACAGTTATGTTAGATTGAAGACCTATCCTTAGTGTGTACCCTTGCGACACGTCTCTCCACGTCTACTATCCTACGCTTTTTTCGGTTACTATTTTTTTTTAGATTACTTCAATGTAATCACATTTAGCAAATACTTTACCTAACCCTTGGATTTTAGTTAAAGATTTTTCTGTTAATGTTCTTTTGTAAACATGGTCGTTATCAATCACTCTTTCAAAAGCGTTTGCACCATAAAAAAGTTTACCATTAATCAATGTTTCGTTGTTCTCTGTTAAACGATTGTACAATTGAGATGTCAATTCGTTTTTCTTAATAACAGCAACTTTAGTAAAATTGATTGTTAACTTTGTGTTAGACTTAACACTAGGTTTTGTAATTTTGTTAGCTTTAGTAACATCAGACTTTAAAAAATCATTTGATACTTCACCTTTTCTTTTCATTGCTGCTAACACACCAGCAAAAGTCATTGTAGGCACACCTAATTTAGTAGCCATTTCAGCGTTAGTTAATTTGTCCCCTTTTTTAAGGATGAACGATTTGATTTGTTTAGAACTTTTCATATTTATTTTTGTTTTTAAATTTAACATTGCAAATGTACTAACTATTTTTTATAGTTGCAAATTTTTTTTAACATTTTTTTTTAATCTAAATAAATGTCATGATATACAATAGCATATGCATTAATCATCGCACCTATTTCAAAATAATAATTAAACATAGCCTTACTACGTGTATGTTCTAACATACTGATTACATAATCGGCAAGAATCTGTAATACTTTTATTTTAAGTTCTTTTTTCATAATACAAATGTACAATTAAAATTTTACTTTTTCAAATCTTCTCTTAAATTTTTATTAGCTTTTGTGTGTGCTGGGTTGAAAGGGCAATGTCTACAACCGCTTCCGCAGCATATCCCTCTTTTTTTAAGATAATGTTCTGTGTATATAATTTTACCTTTTTCCAAGTAATAATCAATACCTTCTTCAAAACTAAATTTTTCCATGTGGAGTAGATGGGAAACGAACCCACCACAGATTGCTTGCAAAGCAGTCTCGCCAGCCTTGGTACATGCTACCCCAATTAGCGGTCCCGAAGGGAATCGAACCCTCATCTTCTGATAGACAGTCAGACATCGTAGCCATTGGACCACGGGACCAAATAAAACATTAAGTTACACAATTTGTCCTACACCAAACTCAATACTTCGAACAAATCCCTTCAACTAACTAATCGTTTGGTTCTTTCGTTAGTCTCCCCTATTTAAGGGTTAGAAGCCTACCAGTCTTACCTCACTTAATGTTTTGTCACCCGTATGGGATTCGAACCCATGCTCTTCTCCGTGAAAGGGAGACGACTTAAACCGCTTGTCCAACGGGCGTTACTTTGGTGGGACGGGAGGGATTCGAACCCCCGACACTCGCATCTTCAGTGCGATGCTCTACCAACTGAGCTACCGTCCCATTTTGTTAATACAAATGTATGAACTATTTTTTAATTATCCAAATTATTTTGTATTTTTTTTTAATTAATTTCTTTTAACCATAAATTATAAGGATAAAAAGCTTCCATATATTTTATATAACCACTTTCTTTATTTCTAATCTTACTTTCCCATGAGTTATACTTTATCGTATAATACCATAACTCTTGTCTAGTCCAATTTAATTTATTCTCCACATATTTTGCAACTTGATATCCAGTTCTATCAGCACCATGTGTGCAATGTATTAAAACATGTCCGTTTTGTAATAGTGGTTGTATTTGATTTAATGATTCAACATAACCCTTTCCTTTTACATAACCTAAATGTGCATTAACCCAAACATATTTAACACCCATGCTTTCAACTAAGTGTTTTTCTTGCTCTGGTGATACGTTTGTAGTTTCTTTAGCATTCATTCTTATGACGGTTTTAATATCATACGTTTTCAAAATCGCTTCCATTTGTTTTAAAGATGGTTGCGAACTTCTAAAAACATAATTACCCCCAGGCACCGTATCAAAGTTTTTCGGTAAATTAGTTATCCTAACAAAATGATAAGTAGTATCTTTTATTTCCACTTTAACAACTTTGGTAGTATCAACCAATTCTACTTTTTTATCAACAGATTGACTAGAGCATGCTGTTGAAATCAATAACCCAATAAAAATAAATTTCTTCATAATCTTAAATTGTTTATACAAATGTAATAACAATTTTTTAATTATCCAAATTTTTTAACTAATATTTCAAAGAACTTAAATAAAAAAAGGTTGGCGTTTCGGCCAACCTTTAAATCAATATCGTTAAACAGTTTGTTAACTTTTGACATGAGTTGACCTTCCTAGGCTAAAATCGGCCTCGGCTGCAAAGAAATCAAACTCAAATATGTTATTAACTGTTTTCATCGTTTTTATATTAAATATATTGTTTTTTCTAAAAATTCAATTTATACTACAAATGTACAACATTATTTTTAATTTGTCAAGTTTTTTTTGTTTTTTTTTTATTTTCTTATACCACTTAAAAAATCTTTAGCATTGTTAAAACCAATAATACCAATTATTTGTTTTAAAAAACTATTTTTATCTTTAACATTACTTTCTTTATATTTGTTGATGAGATTCACAACTTCTTGTTCTTTTTCTCTACCCAACTTTGTTTTATAATCAGCAACATCTGCCATGTTCATAAAATAATACCCATTTATAAAATCAGCATCTTTTAATATTTCATTTGTTGACCTAACTTTTACATCAGCATATCTACCACTAGCTTTTTCTGGTGACCAAAGTGTGAATGCTTCAATACTACCATCTTGTGTCGGTCTGTAAATACCACCATTTTTCAATTCTTCTGTTAATCCAGCTTGAACCCAAAGTTCTTCGTTAGGTATTACAATATCTAAATCTCCAATAGTTCCAGTCAACCCAAATGCATCTCTTAATTTAGGATACAAATACAATCTAGCTGAACCAGCAATAAAATAAACTCTATCTTTTGGGTTTATTTTAAATTTTTCAAATATAATTTTGTTAGCTTGAGATAACAATGAGTCTAAACCACCACCATCAACTTCATCTAACAAATCTTCACTTACTTGAGACCAAAATTCTTTTAAAAAGAATTCTTTAATGTAAATCTCACTTAATCTCATACTTTTTTAATTTTTTTAACACTTCTTTATTGTAAACGTTTTCCAATGTTAATGGTTTAAATGATAAATACATTTGTTTAGGGCTTGGTCCTTTCAAAAACAAAAAGTTATATGCTGACCATTCACTAGTTAAATAATATCCATTCTCATTTTTCATCTTATCAAGCAAACACTCTGGATTTTCATTGATATATTTCCAATCATATTTGTTACACATTTTACTAACTTTACTTAAAAAGATTCTTACTTCAAAGTATCTTGCTAGTAATAAAAAACAAATACCCCACATTACCATCGTTAACGTTATCATATTATAAATATTAGTGTTAAAACAAATGTAAGAATAATGTTTTAAATATCCAAATAAAAGACATTTTTTTTTTGTATCTTCGGTGAGATTCGAACTCACACTGTATAGGGTCTAAGCCTATTGCCTCTGCCAGTTGGGCTACGAAGACATTTGGTAGGGCGAGAGGGAGTCGAACCCTCACGGGACTAAGCCCAAGGGATTTTAAGTCCCTCATGTACTACCAATTTCATCACCGCCCCATATTATAATATCAAAGAACTTTGTAGGGGTAGAGGGATTCGAACCCCCGACCTATTGCATGTAAGGCAATTGCTGCTACCGCTGAGCTATACCCCTATTTTTTATCATTAATCATTTTACTCGCACAGCACTCATATATTTCTGCTATGTTTTTCTTTCTTGGATTTGTGCCTGGTACGTCTAGTTCATCTAGCAACCCACTATCAATCCATTTCTGAATTATTTCTTCACGTCTTTTTTTTCATATGTACAATATTTTCAGATATTGTATGACCTAAATTTTCCATGTTCTTATTTTTACTTTCTTTTAGTCTTTAACAACTTTCTTATTATTTTACCCCAATCAAAGTTATTTTTAACTTCGTTTACTTTTGGTCTAAGGTATTTTCTAGACCCTTCCATTTTGCCAGTGATAACTGTCCTAGTTACCATTTTTTCTTTGTTTGTTTCCATACTCTTTTTTTACTTTTAACATTATTATTTTTGAGCACCGAGTAGGATTCGAACCTACGAATAACGGTTTTGCAGACCGCCCCCTTAAACCACTTGAGCATCGGTGCATAAATTAAAAAAGGCCCATCGTTTCTGATGAGCCTTCATATGTAGTTATAATTAGTTAAACTTTAACATACGTAGCCCACCTTGTCTACCACTAGTAAACATAACAATAAGGCAATTTGTGTGTATAAAGTTTTCATAGTTTTTGCTTTTTATAATTAAATATATCTATTTCTTTAAATGTTATACAAATGTACAACATTTTTTTTGATTTGTCAAGTTTTTTTAATTTTTTTTTAAATATTTATATAAAAAAAGTATCATGATTAAAGATTTATTAAAAAAATACCTTTTAGAATATATTGATGAAGCTGCACCGATGGGTCACTTTAATGACCGTGTTAGTGAAGTTGTCGAAGACATTATAGGTGTAACAATACCACCTAATGTGTATGTTGCTGGTGCAACAAAAGAACAACAAGATGCTTGGGTTATTTCTCAAATTCAATCTAAACTTAAAGAAAAAATAAACGCTGTGATAGCAACTGATTTCCCAATAGGTAAGGGTAATAAAGAAGGTATTTGCGTTTTAGTTCCTCTAGGTATGGTTAAAGTACAACCATTAAAAGGTAATCCAGTTACAGTTACAGTTACTGCTAAACGTAAGGAGGATGTTAGAAGTGGTATTTCTTATTACATCGGAATATATGATAACCGTATGCCAAGTTTAGTTTTGGCTGACCCTACTATTGCAGCAAACAGAAGTCCACATTTACAGCTTCAAGCACATATTACCAACAACATTAAAAATGGTTGGCCAGTAAACAAAGAACGTTCTTATGTTGATAAATCATTCATGGACAACATTGTTGTAAACATGGCTGATTTTAAAATAACTAAAAAAGAACCAGGAGCCGAAGCTCCTTCTTCAACCGTAGATATTGCTTAAAACTCAATATAAACATTTATTACGTTTTCTTTTGTTTTAACAGTTGCTTGTTTAACATCGCCAGTGATGTTATCATTAAGTATTGTTTGTAATCGTTCAATATCAAACTCAATATCTAATCTTGAGTTAAAATCAATCATTGCATCGATTGGTTCGTTAGTTGTTGTAGGTGTGATGCTAGATAAATCAAAACTAGTAACACCAAATTCAGCAACTAAAGATAAATAAAGACCAGTTAAATTTACATTTTTCATAATGTTATTTTTTAATTATATTACAAATGTAGAAAAACTTTTTTAATCTACCAAATAATTTCAATAAAATATTTACACATAAATAAAAAATACCTATAATTACAATTATGGGATATGTTTATTTATTATTTTGTGTCGGTTTAGATGGTAGTGAAGGTTATAAGATTGTCAAAAGTATGTAAAGGTTTGAAGAAAACATCTGGTGGTTTTAAATGGGAATATTATGAATAAAGGTTTTGTTTATCTACTATTAGTTATTAATGATAATGGGTGTGAAAACTATAAAATAGGTGTGACTAAACGTAATATCGATAAACGAATTAGTGAATTACAGACTGGTAATGATTCTAAAATTCAACTTCTTAAACATTATCAATCTGAAAACTATCTAAAAGTTGAGAAATGGTTACATAGGAAATATAATTCATTTAAAACAGAATCAAATAACGAATGGTTTGCTTTGCTACCAGAACATGTTATTTCATTTCTTAAAGATTGTAAGGAAGCTGACGATAATATCAACTTCCTACTTGAAAACAATCCTTTTTATAAATGATAAAAACTTTTTCTAATTTTAATCAATAAATCGTTAACTAAATCCTTATCAATACTGTTTGGTAAATCAGAGTTATCAAAGATTTCATCCATTCTTGTAATCTCTTCTTCAGCCATATCAATAAGATTATCTAAATCAACTTCACCACGTCTAATTGATAATAGTTCTTGCGCATCTAGTCTGCGTACAATGATACCTTTACCAGCACCAATTTCTTGTGCCATTCTGATAAGTCTCATACAATGCATCATGTTTTTACCATCAATCTTTTGACCATGCTCTTGTGTTTCAACATATCTGGTTTCATTTCTATTCTCTAACCATTCTTGATACTCTTTGTAATCTTTACAATGCATTGAGTAACCGTCTTTGTTATAAATGATATTACAGATAGGTTTCTCACCTTTTGGGATACTGGATAGTCTTAATTGGTTAGATTCAGCCATGTTATCACCCTCACCACTCTTTATAAGTCCCTTATAACCAAAACCCATTGAATGACCATCTTCTTTTCTCCATGCTATAGAAGCTTCCCTCATGTGTTCTGGGATTTTTTCGTTAAAGCAATTGTTAGCATCATAATCAAAATAAACAGCATATAAATCTTTAGCATTGGGTACATTTACAACACCACAAAACTTTTCATTATAGATTTTATTATCTGGTGATTCTTTATCCTCATTCCATACTTTCCATGGAATACTCTTCTCACCTTTAATAACATAAACAAAATCTAAGACATCTTTACGTGTTACTTTATCACGTTCCCAGTTTTGTTTCTTGTTCAGTCCTTTTGCTTTTTTGATTTGCTGCACAGCATAACCACCAAATGAGTTTTTACAAATCTTCGTAATAAACTTATCTTTTTGTTCCAATATCAAATCAAACATTGGGTGTTTGGTTACAATACAATCCTCTGGAGAGTTAAGCAACTCTAATACAGTAGGGTTGTTAGATGCCATAAGTTCTAAAAAACGTCTGATTTCCCAACCAACATAATCTTTATTTACGTTAAGTTGTTCAATGTAACCAGTACCCAAGATATAATCTTCTGGTAGGATATAAACAAATTTCTTGTCAATATCACTTGTTGGTGTTTGAGTACCATAGGCTTGTGAACCTACGATAGTTTCAAACAAAATAAGACCATTCTTTTCTAAGTATTCGTGTGTAATCTTTTCCATATTAATCCCACCATTTTCTAATGTTTTCGTCTAACAACTTGAACAATAGTCTTTGGCAACGTTCTTGGTTTTCATGAGCAATCTCCATTGCATAGATTCTTTTGTTTTCAGATTCGTTTTCATCTCTTCTAAATCTTTTCAATTCACCACTTACAGCTTTTTTATATTGTCTTGGGTATTTTTTGAAAAATTCATCAAATCTTTCTGATAGTTCTTCAGACTTCCATTCATACATTTTTTCTTCACCATGTACTTTATCAATCTCAACAAAATAATTTCTAGACTTGTGATAATCCATGTACTCCATGTTATATGTTTCATCTTGAACTTTATCAATCAATCTAACAACTGTCATCATGATTTCAGCATCACGTTTTGCATTCATGTGTATGTCACGACTACCAATATATTTAGCTTGTTTTTCAATTTTAAATTTCAAAACTTGAAAAATATAAAAATGGTCCCAATCTCTATCTCTCCAAATAACTGGCAACCATTTCCATAAGTTTTTAACACCAGTTATGAAAGATTTAGGATAAAACCTAGCATCTTGTAACCACCATTTTATTTTTTCAAAAATTGTTGGTTTATAATTTTCAAAATCAAATTCTATTTCTTTTACGTTATCCATTGTTTCTTATTTTATACAAATGTATTATTTTTATTTTAGTTATGCAAATTTAATAAAACCTTTTTTTATTAAATCGTGAATATATTTTGAATGGTCTATGTTTTTATCGTTTGTATACCCAATTGACATGTGCATTCCAAAATATGGTCTACCTAACCCTAATTCATCTCTAATTGATTGTAACAACCCTCTTTCTTCATGAGGAATATTTAACCACCAGTGTTCATCGTTTGTTTTAGGGTTCAAATCCAACACAATAGGTATTTGTTTTCCATCCCACTTTTGTTTTACAGATTCCCATAACGATTCAACTTCTTCAACAGTCTTTTCACCGTTTTGTGTTAAATCTCTCATACTATCGTTTATAAATGATATGTGAGCACCACGCAATGGTTTATTTAACGTTAGGTTGTATCTTTTCTTTATAAACCAAGCATAATATTCAGCAGCATCACCGTCAATGAAAACCATAGCAATTTTCTTCCAACTAGCTTGATTAGCATGCTTGTTAGTTCTGTTCTCTGGCTCGAACCCAATAGTTCCATATAGCGTTATTCTTTCTTGCATCATTTTACACGGCCCTTAACCCAACCTCTTACTATATATTCATCAAGTTCAATATTATAATAATTTTTTATCTTTTAAAAATAACCTTAAAAAAGCATTTGTTTCACCACCTATTTTATCTAACCATTGTTTATAATTAGTAGCGTTTCTTTCTTCCAATTGAGATAAAGCTTTCTCAGATGGTTTATTTCTAGAATAAGGTAAAACTTCTGGTACAAAATCTGGGTATAAGTCACGATTCCAAACTCTTTCATCTACTAAAAAACAAATAGATGTTAAGGAATTATTTAAATCTGGTTCTCTAAATTCAGCAAATAAAACACCATTGTTTTTTAATAACTCTCTATTTTTTTGCATAGACCCATAATTATTTGAATCATCATTAGTTGTACCACCATTCAAAATTATAAACGTTTTATCTTTAGTAGCCCATTTATTATAAAATTCTTCATGTGGTGGTAATTCTCTAACTATTTGTTGATATTCAACGACTGCGTGACCAAACTGTATACCACCATGTATTGTACCACTTAATTGATAATTACCAAGACCATACATTCTACGTTCTAAGTACAAATCTGTTTTACGTGGTGTAGAATTAGGTTTAACTTTACATAACTCTATACGTCTGTAAAATTCTTGTACGTCAATCTTTTCTTCGTAATAAGATTCGGTATAGAAAACCCAATTAGTGTCCCAAGATGATAAATCTAATATTCTCATATTAGCATCTAAACACCATTCATATCCAGTTTTTAACATACTTCTAATTTTTCATGATTTTTAATACCTTCACGATACCCATTCATCACTAATGCAGAATAAAATACATCTCTAAATTCATTAAAATCTTCCACTAAAAGTGCACCACCATCCATAACTCCAGTACCATCTTTGAAAAGTTTAATGGTGAATTGCCATATTGTGTCACAACATAACCCATATTGGTTACCAAAAATTTTTTCGTCTAAAGCATACATACTATAGTTTTTTTCTTCACTTGTTTTAACATAACCCAATGTTTCCAAGCGGTTTCCCGTAATTTTTAAAATTTTACTCATAATTCACTTTTTTTTATTTTACTTTATTAATTTCCAATTTCAATTAAATGTGATACAGTACATTGTGCAGAATTATATACTATATATTCGTTATTTCTTAGGTCAGCACCACCTTTGGCAAACACACTGTCAAACCCTTCACTATCCAACACTTTCTTAGATAATCTGTAACAGCTTGAGTCATGATGTAATATTTCTTTTTGTTTACCTAAATGTACATCAAACAATGCCAAAAATGCTTTGTTATCACCACCATGAGCCCAATAAGACCCTCTTAACGATGTGTAACCGATAGATTTCTGTGCTTTATCAGCAAAGTAGATACCATCACCAAACATTGACCCAGTATGTACCGCACCAGATGGTCTAATAAGCAAACCAGTTTGTAAAATGTTAAACCAGTTCTCATTTCTAGACCCATGCCAGTAAAGTCGTTTCTTTTTAACTTCAACTTTAGCCATGTGTTTATCAAATATTTTCTGTGTTTTGTTATTAACAACTTTAAATACACGTTTCATTTGACCAACATTTGACCCAATCAATTTCTTGATAAGTTCTAATGTTTCTGTATTGTTTTCAACTTCGATAGATAATCCCATTTGGTCTAAGATGGTCACTTCGCTAACTTCTTCTTTTTTACCTTCAGCTTTAGCCTCAGCAGCTTTTCTAGCAGCTTCTCGTTGTTGTTTCAATAACTCAACTTGTCCAGCCATCGTATCTAACGCTGATTGCTCATTGTCGATTAATCTCTGAGCCAATGATAATGTACCATCGTCTTTGATTTCTCTAAACAAGTGGTCTTTAACATTATCCATTCTTCTAGGGATAACCGTATAAAGTTTCAATAACATATCGTTGATATGTTTGATATCTACACCAATCGCAATCAAACCACTAATGTTACTAATGATTTCTTGTGCAGCAGTAACTTGCTGCTCAGATACCGCTTCTTGTGTTACCTTATAGTTTCTTTGGATTGACTTGTTAGCAAATGACATTAATTCATCAACCAATTTTCTAACAATCTCATCTTTAATATTTGCAACTTTGTTATCAACTGGTTTTGATTCATCAACAACTGGTTCGGCCAACAAATCAGTAACATCAGTATAACCTTTTGTTTTAGATAACTTCTGTTTCAAAACGCTATCCCATTTAGAGCTAGGTTTGTATTCAGTCACCAATGACTTACCAACACGACCATATTCACATTTGATACGACCATCTGGTAATTCTTCCATAATATATACTTTGTTACTATTGCTAGTCAACCCGTTGTCTACTGATACGTGTATCAATTTAGCGTATCTTAATCCATTTTCTTTAACAATCATAATAAAACCTTTAATACATTACAAATGTAATAAGTATTTTTTTATAAAACAAATATTTTTAGAATAAATCTTCCATTTCTTTTGGAACATCGTCCACTATGTGTCTTTTCCACCAGTTTTTGAACTTTCTTTTTGTGTTTTCTTTAAAGAAATAGAACCACATATCTAAATCAGAAATTTTTCTACCTAACCATGTGTAATCTGGGTAACCATCTTCATCATAGTCATATTCTGCACACGGATATGGTCTACCACGCTCATCCAAATATTGCCAATAACCATCTTCTTCTTTGGTTATTTTATCAATATATTCATCACCTTCGTGCTCAATCCATCGCCAATCCTTACCTTCAATACCTTCTGGTTCATCAATAGGAAGACCTTCTTGTGGTTTACCATAGTGCCAATTACATGAACAACCAATATCTTCTGGTGAAGATATACAATCATCACAGATATAAGGGTTAGAACCATCAGCATAACCAGCCATGTACAACCAAACCGCTACGTTTCCGCAGTCACATTTCTTTTTACCACGTTCTAGTATCATCTACGAATAAATCTTTATTGTTATTAATAAAATTAACAAATAATTGTTGCATTTCAAAAGGTAGTGGGAATCCACCCATGTAGACAACTCCCATTACCATTTCTAATTCTTGTCCAGCTTTTAGTTCAATACCATTAGCAACGACAACATCTTTTTTAAGTCTATAAACTAGTCCGTTCATCTTTAATCAATTTAATATTTGCTTTTATATAAGCTAATTCTGGTGTTTCAAAAATATTAGCTTTTTGAAACTTTTTCAATGTAGTGTTTTCTTTTTTTGTTACTAAGTTCCATAAACCATATTTAGTATAATATAACTCAGTAAATTCTGCTAGACTATTTGGTGGTGTTTCCAATAATAATCTAGCAGATATTTTTCTAGGAAATTGATGTTCTTTAACTAATTTATTATAAGGTTCCAATAATCCATTTTCTGAAATCAAACCAGTGTATGTTTTTTTTGTTATTGGAAGATAATAAATACCAGCTCCAACAATAGTTTCAATGAATGATTTACCATAAACATCAGCTTCATCCCATTGTTTTTTTAAATTTAATATAGCATTATATAATTCATTAAATTTAACTAGATTTTTATCCATATTAAGCCATTTTAAAGAACATTTCTCTTACTTTTGCAGAAATGTATTTATTTATTTCTTTTGGTTCCAATTGGTTCTCAACCAATGTATCCATTTCTTCTTTGATAACATCGTTAACAACCCATCTAATAACCTCACCCATTTTTTTAACATCAATAGGTTCGCTATTAGGGAATACATTCTCCAAAGCTTGATTAAATCTACTTTCAGATACAGCATAGTCAACAAACTCTTTGATAGAGTTCAATTTCTCAACATCAACAGCTGCTAATGTTTTTACTTTAGATGAACTATGTTTCTCACCTTTTACTTTGAAACGGTGAACAACACCTTTTACTTCAGCAGTCCATACAATACCCTCACCAATCATACTAATTTCAACATTAACATCTTCATTTAATTCAGAAACTACTTTATCTTCATTTCCAAATTCTTTTAATTTAATAATATATTCCATTTTATTCATCTAAACATTTTACTTTCCAACCATTAGTTGATTTATTTTTACTTTTTAATTTAAAATTAATAACACCATCAATTATATTTTCTTTTCTAGGGTATTGTAACCCATTTTTATTAAAAAATTCTCTGAAATTAAACGTTTTATATGTTTTACCATCTAAATCAGTTATTATCCATCTTTTGGATGTAGTGCTACCAAACTCACCATTTTTTAACCTAATATCATCTTTGTGTATTCTATGAAAATTACCATCCCAATCTTTAGCTGTAATAAATCCAATTCTTATTTCAGATAATTTATTTTTTAGTTCAGCACTATGTTTTCTACCTTTATTATGGTGTTTGTATTTGTCTTTATTATTATTAAACTCTTCTTTAGTTATCATTTTTTTATTATTAGTTTCTAATTCTATAACTGAAACTAAACCAACTGTATGTCCAGAAAGGTTTATATCAGAATCAAAAACTTCTTTAGAAACTCTAACTTTTTCATTTGTTAATACATTAATAGCGACAACTTCATTGGTTTTACCATACATTGGATTGTCTTCACCATACATAGGGGTCAATTTATGATATTTACCTTTTTCATGGTTGTCTTTAGCTATTTTTGATAACATTGTTTTGTGTTCATCTGTAATCATCATACCAAAAAAACCATTTATATTAGCTAAAGATTCATTCATATACTCATTTGACTTAACAACATTTCGTTCTTTTTGAACCCTCAATTCTTCAGCTAAAGCATCTTGTCTAGTTCCATGATAACTTAATATTTCCGATTTAAAAAGTTCTCTATTGTTTTTAACTTCTATCTCAAAAATACTTTTCCATCTTTTAGATTTAACACTACCTAAATAACCTTTATTAATTTTTTCCATACTAGTAGACCCAATATAATATTTTGGTAACTTATTACCGCTATATGTAACTAAATAAACAACATATTTTCCCATAATTAAACTATTTATTAATAAATATCTAGGTATTGTATGGAAAGACAAACTATTTTAAAGAAAATTTAATAAAATTAACACCATTAGGACTTTTAAGACGTTTTTCTTTGAAAATAGATTTTAATTTATCTTTAATCGGGTTGGTAAAATTGGGTAATGATTCATTTTCAAACCAAATATTTCCATTTTCATCTTCATATGCAGTATTGTTTTCTAAAACAGAGAAACCAAAATGTTTAGCAACTGGACATTCTTCCTCAACAGCAATAGTCAATTCAGATAACTGATTTTGTACCAATTGTGGCATGTTAAAATCGATATCGATTGAGTGTGTAGAAAAGTCATCGATATTGTAAATTTTAGCATCATTATCCTTCAAATAAGAATAATCAACCCAATATGCTGGATTAGCTTTCAATTCTTCTTCAGTTTCAGTGTGTGGTGTAATTTTAACACCAAAAATAAAGAATGATTTAGGTAAGTTAGTAACACCAACACCTTTTTGAATATTAGCACCAGCCCACTCACCGTAAATGGTGATTGTATTTTTATGCGTGTCGATATTTTCATTTACCGCCACATCATGAAATAATCTCATGAATTCAACTTCATGTGAATGAGCAAAAAATGCAAACCCAGCATTATCTTTTTCTGGTGTGATGATATTCTCACGTGATTGAGCCCACATACCAGATGGCGCATTATATGAAACAGCAGCGTTAGTACCATGTATTTTCACAGTACCTTTGAATGCAATCGTTGGTTTTGGTAACGTTGGGTCATAGATTGCTTCTCCGTTATCATCTAAACCAACAAAATTATAATGTCTATTGATATTAGAAATTACTGTTCTAAATTGTTCAATAGATGGAAATTTAATCATTTTTTTCATTTTTTTATTTTAAACAGTTAAACCTATTGCTGCATTTTGTATTTCAATACACTCGTCAAGTGAGTTAGCTTCTGATTTGTCATCTCTAAAGTGTTTAAACGCTGGATATAACAACGAGTAAGCACCAGTATGGTCAAAAGATAACCCAGAACACTTAACTTCAATAATTGTACCTAATAACTTATCTTGATTTTCTGTAATTTCAGTCATAAGTGCTTCAGTTAACCCTTGTGGTCTTGTTTTTAACTTACCACATGATGTTTCAGCATTAAAAGAACTGATTACATTCTCGTTTTTCGTACCTTTAGTACCATAATTAAACCCAGTTATAACCAAATCCAATGTTAATTCCAACTTCATCTTGATTTGATGTGTTGGTTTACCATCTTTCCATTCACCATCGTAAGCTTTTAAGATAGTCCCTTCTTCACCACGACCCAAAATCTCTTGGAAATGGTTCATAGCTTCTTCATATGTGTTAACAACCGTACCCTCTACGATAGATACACGTGTTACATCGATTGCTTTTAACGCTCTGTTTAATTCAATAGCACGTTTGCTGTATGGTACAGTAGATTTAGCATCAAAATACTCATCAACACTAATTCTATCCCATACTGTATATCGTATTTTAGATAAAGCTTCATCAAAATCACCATGTTTTTCAACAAACGCTGATAATTTCTTTTCGTTTTCCTTATCAGTACGACTATCTCTCTTACCACAGATGTCAATTATAGATGCAATAATACCGTTTGACTCATAACGTGGTATACCATCCATTGTTAACTCACCATTTAAGACACAATCCTCTAGTTGTGCAAGTTCTTCAGCAAATTTAGCACCAGTCACAATAGTAGGTTCACCTTGTCTTGACTCCAATTCAACCTCACCATTTCTAATAACAGCGTTACAGTAACGACCATCCATTTTTACTTGTGATATACCTTTACCACCTTTTTCAAAAATCTTACGTGCTTTTTTCTCATCAAATGATACAGCACCCATGTATGGTGTTTCTTCAATCAACCCTTTAAATAGTTTGTTGATAAAAGTTGTACCCATACCAATTTTACAATCTTTATCGATAATACGTTCAATGATATACGCATCATCAGCAGATACATTCTCTAACCAAATTGTTAACTTATCAATTGCATTCTGACCAGTAATATCACGGTTTGCAATTTCCATAAGCATACCCAACGCTTGTTCCAATGTCCAAGACACTTCATTATGTGTGTATTCTGGTACTCGTTTGATGTAAAACTTAACTCGTTTAGAGTTAGCCATATAAAGTACTCGTCTTAACAACTCATTGTCAGTGTATTTCTTTAATACATCAATCTTAGCATTGTTACCACTTGTTGATGCAATTTCGTCAAAGATTTCTTTAATTGTCATATGTTTTTAATTTTATAATACAAATGTATAAAATTAATTTGATTCCACCAAATTTATTTTCAATAATTTTTCTAAATGTTCCCACAATTTGTGTGCTGAAACGGGAGTGCTCAAATACAAAGCACCCTTAAACTCTTGATATTCTTTAGCATACATATCAATTTTACCACCATGTTCAATGTTAGCAATTCTATCAGCTAACTTTAAAATAACAGCATCTGGATTACTAGCAGTCTTTGGAAGGGTTTTTGATTTCTTCTCTTTACGGTTTCTACCTAACTCATCGGTTACACAATAAACCATTTCGGCAATTTCCTCACCAAAATGTCTTTTCACATCATTGTAACTTAATCCAGTATCCTCTAGGATATCATGTAAATAACCAGCTATAATGAATTTACCAGAATAACCGAATCTTTTTAATACATCAACAACATCATCCAAATGTTTTTCGTATGGAAACACTTCATCATACGTTTGTGAAGAATGAGCTCTCTTGGCTACCATTCTTGCTTCTCTGTAATTCTTCTCACTATAAGTCATAACTCTTTTTTTCTTTTTTCTTCGTGTGTATCACACAATGTTTTTATCCAACCACCATCTCTACGTTCACCTTTCTCACCACAAACTTCACATATCTCATATGATAATCTTTCGTATGTTAATATTACTTCTTGCATCTCTGGTGTCGGTTCTTTTATGTAGAAATTAAGTCCACCAAACTTCTCTTTTGACAAATACATGTGTCTATCCCATCCCAATGATATAAGTTCATCTATGAGGTTCTTTAATAGCTGAAACCAACCCTCACCAACACCAAACACATATGGGTTAGTGCGGTTGACACCTCTCCAACTATAAACACCACCAATCGATACTAGATATTCTTCAAATTGTTCTTTATTCATTTTTTACTTTCTTTTAATATTCCCCAATAAGTCCCCAAAGTTCCCCCTATCAAATAAGCTAATATGGGTAAAAATTCACCATGCATAATAGAATTACCACCGATAGACATAGAAACCAACCAAGCTAACCCAATACCATTGCCACTTATAATTGCTGGTAGTATTCTTCTTTCAGATGTGTAAATAACATTGATTGTTCTCAAATATATAAACACTATCTGACTAACTAATACCACCAACGCAGATAAATAAGGGTTAGATAAAATATAATTCATCATCTTATAACATCTTATATAACGTTTTATCGTCATAGTTAAACATAAAATCCTCAACAGATTCAATTTTACGGTCTTTCAACCCAAAATACAATCCAGTGAACATTTTCACATCATATTTCTCACAAACTTCAAAAACAGCTGCCGCATATTTTTTTTGTTCTTCTTTTGTTACGTTTTTTGGTCTACGCAATTGTAATTCATCCCAAACAACATTCAATTTACCAACCAAAGCATCGTAAGATACTTTAAGACGTAAAAGTTCATCTTTTCTTTCTGGGAAAGTAGATGCAAATTCTTCTATCTCATTAGTTTTCACGATAGTCAATATATTGTGTTCAGCAGTTTTACCTTTCAAGTGGTGAACCGCAACATATGCTGGGTTTTTAACTTTAACACGATTGTCATTACCATCACGTACAACATACCCTTCTTCAGACCATGGCATACCTTCAAATGTTTTCAACAAGTGACCAATATTTGATGCGTTTATATCAAAAGATTTAACCAATGGTACACCTATTGATATAGCAACCATTTCTAAGTCTTTTCCAGACAACTCAACTAGTGTTTCTCTGTTTCTAACTGTCAACAATGTTGCAGATGATTCACCATGTGGTTTAACAACTATATTATATGGTGTAGTCAACTCAAAAACGTATATATAATCTTTATTTAACAAACATTCGTTAAATGTATATTTGTTATTTAGAGTATCCCAAAACAAATCGTTAAATGTAGTACCATTTTTGTTGTTTACTTCACCTTCACCATTAGCAGTACCAGTAGTACCAGCATACCAAGTCATATCATGCCAGTCATAGTACACTTGTATCATAGTACCATCTAATTTTTCAAGTACTTGTGCTGTATTCCAATCTATTTTAGCAGCGTTTCCTTCTTCAGCGTTGAAGAATTTACGAAAAGCCAATGACATTACTTTCCATGTACCTTTTTCTAAGATGATTCCACGACAATCTTGCATCTCTGGCAAAGCCATAAGAGTTGGAGATACTAATTGGTTATATTTTAGTAAAATTTTTGATGGGTAATGTTTACAAATTAAACTAAAATCATTTATAGCTTTTTCCAAACCGTGTGTTCTTAAATAATTTTGTATAGCTAACATACTTTTGATTTTAAATGTTAGACAAATGTAGTAGTAATATTTTAATAAAACAAATAAAAGGATGATTATTTTTCATCATCGTTTTTATCGTTATCTTTTTTTCTCATCTTATTGATTTTCTTGACGAACTCTTCATAAGTTTCATCATCTAATCTTTGATTAAACAAATCCTTTATTGGATTTTGTTCCTCATGCATAGCATCTAATATCTTTTTTGATGAAAACATGGATACCAAGTCCGAAAACTTAAAAATATCATCATCACCACCAATCAACAAACCACTCATAAAGATTAAAATAGTGCCAACTTGAGCTAATGCTATATCTTTGTTTTCTCTACCTTCATTCATTAGAGATTGACCCATTTTCATGAATTTGGCACTCAAATCCAATCTTCTATCGATTTCTTTTCCTTTCATAAAACTATTTTTAACAAATATACTAAATAAAACTATTACTTGCAATAATAACTTGAATCGATTCTGATAGTAACACCATATTTTCTGGATAATGCATCTAACCTAGTATCAAGTTTCTTATCTTCACCGAATGTTTCTTCCAATTCACCCATTTCATCAACAAAATAAATCACGTATGAATTATCACCCCATGATTTTCTTACGAACTCAACTTTTATCTCACCTTTGAAATGTTCGTTAATCGCTTTTGAAACATCTTCTTTTATAGCTTTAACATCTACATTGTATTTGTATTGAATACCCATGTCATTCATAGATTCAGACACTAATTTGTTGTATTTACCAAATCTACCGTTCACCAAAACTTCCATTGGTTGCCATTTAACAACATGTGGTTCATTATGGTCTATTGTACCAGAATAATCAGCCAAATAAGTGAAACCCATAAAACCATCTTTATGAATTGCAAATATAAGTCTTAGGTTGGTGACATCTAAACCAGTTTCTTCTTTGGTTTCACGAATAGCTGTGACTTTAGGGTCTTGACCATCTTCTGGGTCCATCTTACCTCCAGGTAATCCAAAATCATTGTGGTCGTCTTTTCTAGAAACGCCTAAAATATATCCCTCTGGGTTAATCAAAACTACTTGTGCTGAAACTTTAATATCTTTATCAATCATCATATCTTTCAAACTTTGTTATTTTTAAATTAGAGTCAATGAAAATATCCGCAATATTTAATATTTCTCTAACATGGAAAATCTCAGTTTTAACATCACAAAGAATGTTATTATCTGGAACAAATTTTATTTTGTAAAGGTTCCCTTCAATCCATAATACCTCAGCATATACTAACCCCCATCCTTTTAAATGTAATTTAACGTCACTCATTGTTTTTTGATTTCAGAAACAACTCCATTAACCATAAATTTCTTAATGGGTTGCCATTTTGTTATTTGATTACTCATTGCTGGTTTACCACCATCTGGATTAACCGCAATAGTAATGTGTGGTGTTTCATTTTTAGATTGGTAACCACTAACCTTTACAGCCATAGCCATATCAGATAAACCTAATTCACCAACAGTTAAAGTAACTTGTTTACCTAAATCAGTTTTATCTTTAAGTTCACCCAAATTTATTGTCATATGATGAGCAATTACTTTCCACCCCTCTGGTATTCTATCACCAATCATATCTAACAATGTTGTTCTAGATTGATTATCCAACAATACACAAGAGTACAACACATCAGATTGTTTGTACATATCTTTCGAGTCTAAAACACTTTTAAGCGTAAGAGGACCTTGAGCTGTATGACTAGCTATCATGGCTTCAATCTTTTCTAAAGGTACACCGTGTGCGTTTCTTTTAGCCAACTCAGCTGCCTCTAAACCAGCAGTACCTATATCGACAAATTTAATGTTGTTATCAGCATAACCCATTTCCAACGCAGCCACAATATAAGCTTTGGACTCATTTTGTTTTATATTTGTATTGTCTATGATTACTGGACTAATACCAGATTTCATAGATGCAATAGCATTCTTTAAATTTGTTGAGTGAGCTCTACTTAATGGTGTAAAATCTTTAGATGCTATCATCTTAGCAAAAAATTCATTGTAATCACCACCAGCTTCAATAACATCATCAGTCGAGTGTATTTTACCTTGACCAACAAGTGACTTAGCTTTTGTTGATTTTCCAGCACCTGGGATTCCACGCATAACAATGAGTTGTTGATTAGGTTTTGTTACTGTAACACCTAGGATATTTTTGGACATAGATTCCCTTAATATTTGTTTAATATTTTCTTTCATATCGCAAATGTATGGATTATTTTTTAATTAGACAAATTTTTTGATGAAATTATGAATAATATTCATCATAAATGTCTTGGGTTAAGCCGAAATCAACAATAACAATAATATCCTCACCATTTCTATTAACAATACCATATGAGTTTAATCTCATTAAATCACCAGCTGGTGAATCAGTATTTAACATAAATTCACAAATAGTTTGTGTAAATTGATTTTCATCTAGTATTTCTTTGTGTGCTTCAGTCATATCATAAAAAGGTTTTCTACCTTTGTTTGTTAATTCAAAATTTTTAAGATATCTACCAAATTCATCAAAGTTAATACCTTCTAATCTTTGGAAATCAGATTTCTTAACTTTTTTAGCCAACTCCATTTCCACCCATAAATCATCTGGGTGATATTCAATAGTTCTAGCTAATATTTCATCAAAATAACTATCGCCACCCCATTGTATTTCGGTAGAACATTGAGCCAAACCTTTAGCGTTCTTAGCTAATTTTAATACTTTGGTATCGTCAACTAAATAAACTATTCTTGATGAACCAGAAGAAATTTTTCTTAAATGCTCATTACAATATTTAATTCTTTGAGTAAAATTTGTTAACGATTTAAATTCGTCCATATTAAAACTTGATGGATATTCTTCACTCATGAACCTTTCAATAAGGTTATATGTCATTTCTTCAGAAATTCTTTTTTTAATAAAATCTTTCATTGTATTTTTTATTATATTTTTTATTATAAATATCTTAATATTTTTGGTTATTTATCTTCATAGCACTTCCATCACTATAAAGGTAAATAATTAACCCATTATAGTCACCAGTAACATCTTGACCTAATGTGTTCACTGTTTTAATAACATATGGTTTATCTTTTATTTTTGTATCAACTGAAATAATTTCACTATATTCAAACTTACCATCATAATCAGTTTGTTTTAATCTATAATAAGTAATTATTGGTTGTACATTTGTGTCATGGAACTCATAATATAATTGATGTAAAGAATAACCAGCACCTTCTATATGGTCAACAATATTAAAAACATAACCATCATAGCTTTTTTCAATTGTAAAATAATCGTTGTTGATTTCAGATGCTGTTGACCAAAATAAAATATTGGTTTCATTCTCATACTTACCTTTAAAATATAATAATGTAATTGGTAAACCAATTGGTGGTGATTCTACTATTGTAACATCATCTATATAAATCGATGTCGGACCACCATATACAGTGTTAGCAACTATTTGAAAATACATAACACCAGTATATGATGCTATATAAGTATCACTCCATTCATACCACGTTGAAAAATTTGAATTACAGTTTGAATTGGAATAGCTGTCTGAACTTAATAATGTTGTCTGATTAGCAGTTTCATTTGTGTTTATGGTTAAACTACAAATTCTTTTAGTCCAAAATGTTATAGTATAAACATACCCATCTTGAACATTAATCGGAATATAAATATATTTACCATTGTTATTTTGAGCACTAGATAATCGTAATGCATATGCACCAGAACGTGCGTTTCCAACACCATAATTGCTTATAGCCCACCCAGATGGTGTTGTGGTTAACCAACCACTTGGTGCTGTAGCAGAAAATTGCTCATTTATTAGCGTTGTTTGACCGAAAGAATATATGGTCATTAACAAGAAAATTATTATCAGTCTCATATCATATTGTTTATTAATAAATACCAATATACTGATAAAAAATTTATTAATCAAGAGGAGAGCAGAGGAATCGAACCTCACACCAAAATAGGTGCGTCACGATTAGCAGTCGGACCCTATCGCCATCAAGGATTACTCTCCATATTGTACACCTATAGGGATTCGAACCCCAACGAATTGCTTAGAAGGTAATTATGCTATCCAGTTACATCATAAGTGCATATTTTAGTAGTTCCCACGAGATTCGAACTCGTACTACAACTTTCGTAGAGTTGGGTGCTAATCCGTTACACCAAGGAACTAAATGTACAAAAAAAGTCAAGGTACCGACCATGAGGTTCGAACTCACTTAATCATCCATATGAGGGACGACCCTTTTCCACTAAGTGTCGGCATAAAAATAAATGTCGCCAGTTCCTCATGTCTAGCAATTATGTCTAGACTGTCCTATTGTTTCTGCGTTCTCAATTTCAAACGTTTGGGACATTTATTTTGCTCTTCGGGGGAATTTCGAAATCCCGACCTATCGGTTAACACTCCTTGTATGAACTTACTTATCATACCTAGCCGATTGCTCTACCTCTGAGCTACCGAAGAATAATTATTATAATTTAATTAAACCATCATGAACTTCTCTATGACAATTTGAACATAACATGATACATTTATCTAGTTCTGTTTTAACTTTTTCCCAAGACCTAGTATAACCTTTATGCGATATACCAAAATCTTTTTCATTAGGATTCAAATGATGAAATTCTAAAGCTCCATTACATCTATCATAACCACAAACTTGACATTTACCACCTTTGTATTCAATAGCCATTTCTTTTACTTTATCTCGCCTTCTTTGAACAGCATCTACAGCACATTTTTTACATCTATGACCACCATCTTGTCTTAAAACATATTCTGTGAGCCCATGTATTTTACATTCTTTTTCCATATATCTTTTATTATAAATATACGGATTAACAAAATAATGTAAACCGTTAATTAAATTTGCGGACTACCTTGGATTCGAACCAAGACCATCGATATTAACAGTATCGAGCACTACCAGTTATGCTAATAGTCCATAATTTTTGTTGTCTAACCCAGACTCGAACTGGAAATACTGCCGTATCAGAGCAGCGTGATAACCATTTCACCATTAGACAAGATTGTGGAATTACTTCCACTGTGTTTTTCGGTAGTGTTTCCAAGTTTTGTACATTCTAACTTGATAACTCATTTTATTTCCATAAAACGTAATACCTTCATCCCAATAAATTGGATATAAATCATTGATTAACATGATTCGGTATTGTCTACCATTTTGTGCTTTGTTCAGTTTTGCTCTGTTAATGTTTACGCTCATAATGTTGTGAGTCTGTGAATAGCAGACCTTACAACATATCAAATTTCTTTTTCATAGTTTTAAAATTTGCGGAAGAGGAGAGATTCGAACTCTCGGAGCCCTTTCGAGCTCGCTGGTTTTCAAGACCAGTGCCATAAACCACTCGGCCACCCTTCCAGTTTATTTAGCACAACTATACAGATTCGAACTGTAAACGCTGGTTTTGGAGACCAGAATGATACCATTTCACCATAGTTGTGTATTTATTAATAACCAATATGTCAAAGAACATTTTAAGTTCAAAAGGGTGATTAACCAGAATCGAACTGGTATCAATAGAATCACAATCTATCATGTTAACCGTTACACCATAACCACCATTTATTTATTCTTACCAGCGTATGTTTCAGTCTGTGAATGACAATTAGGGCACATAAAACGTAAATTTTCTATTCTATTATCATTATTTATGCCGTTAATATGGTCTATTTGTAATATTAACTTACTACCCATCCATTCACCAATATTACCACAACTTACACATTTATACTCTAATAAATTACTTCTTAATACTCTATTCTTCAAATGACCAGAATTATATTGTGAATTCTCACAAAATATTTCAGAATCACTATATTTTACCTTAGTAACGTTTCTTCTAGGGTTACCTTTATATAAATCATTATCTATTTCATATAAATCAAAATACCTTTTTAACGTTCTATAATTTCCAGCTTTTAATGTTAAACCCATTTTTTCTAACACTTCAGCTTTAGAGGTTGAAGAATCTATCAACGGTTTTAACTCTTCAAAACTCCATTTATGATAATATTTTTTAGGTTTAACATCATATTTATTCGCCCAATATCTTATAGTTGTTAGTGATTTATTAGTTCTTTTACTTATTTCTCTTAAAGATAAACCTTCTTTAAGAAGCTTTTCTAAATCTATTTTTTCCATATTTATGTTTTTATATAAATATATAATAATAGTTCAAAAAGTAAATACCACTTTAAAAATCTAGCACTCTAACCAACTGAGCTAACACCACCATCTATTGTAACAAATATAAGAATGTTACCTTTTTCTTTTTTAAATCTTAGGTCACCGTTGTAACCCATGTTTATTGCTTTTTGTTTATACTCGTCAACAATGTTGTCAAAGTTTTCTTTGAACTTAGTTGCTTTGACTTTTCCGAGTGGTCTTACTAATTCTTCTTTACTCATAGCATTAAAATAAAAAAGCCTTAGATTTTTTGGTCTAAGGCTTTTTAAATTTATCTTTAAAATGTTTTATCACTTTGCGATGTCATTTAACATACCTTGACCAGTATGGATGCTATTGCGTCTCCAATTACTAATCGAAATCATATGTATGTTAATTGTTCTCATTGTTTTTTATATTAAATATGTTATTCTTTTAAAAAGTTTTAATTTTATAGTACAAATGTACAAACTATTTTTATATTTGTCAAGTTTTTTTTAAATTATTTTTTAAAAACCTCTTTCACGTCTAAAAGTATCTTCATCATGTTGTATTTGAACCCATGTAATATAATCCATATCATTACTTAACCCTTGTTTAACTGAATCTGATAAACCTTGATAACCATTATTGATATAATTGCTCAGCTCATGGTTTAATTCTAATTCACTATTAACATATCTAGAAATGTACTCTTTCATCTGTTCTTGGTCTGGTGTTAACTGACCTAAATCTGATAATTCTGGTTGTTCTTGATATGGGTCTAAACCATATTCAGCACTTCTATGTTGTCTACCAATTTCACCCATATCTAATTCATTTTCATTAACAACACCAACATGATATCTTAAAATAAATTGTAAAATTCTTTCAGATGTTTCATCAGCACCTTTATATGTGTATTTAAATGTAGAATCACCTTCAATAAAAGAACCAGAATGTTTATCATACATTAAGAACGCTATTTTACCACCTTGTGGATTCATTACTTTAAGACCTTTTACACCGAACTCATTAACTATTTCACCGATAACACCATCTAATTGTTTATCTTCGGTTACTTTATTCATTTCACCAGTCTCTGGATTATATTTACCACGAGTGTGAAGTGTTCTTATTAAACTAATTGGTTTTCCAATTAATTCATTTAATTTATCTTCGGCTGTTACCGCTTCACTAACTTCATTCTCATCAATACGTTTGATTTTGTTAAATGTTTTTGCGAATGATTCTAATATAGCTTTTTCTTTATCAGCAATGATAGCTTTTCTTTTTGCTTCAGTTAAAAATTCTTTCTTTTTCATATTAATCTGGTTTTATTATTTGAGCAAATGTACCTGGTTCTAGACCAGCTGGAACTACATTTTTATTTAAGTATGAGAATTTTTTATTTTCTCCATCAACTTGCATAGCACATCTTATATAAGATATTTTATCTAAATCTAAATTTTTAAAACTATAAAGGTTTTCCACTGCAAATATTTCTTGTGCTGCTTCTTGGTTTTCCATACTTAATAATCTATATGGCATTTTAGACTCTCTAGATGTTGTATCTAATACATTAAAAAGGAAATTCATTTCTTCTGGTGTTAATTCTTTAATTTCACCTTCAAAATTTAAGAAAAATTTACTTTTACCACTTTTAATTGATTCTCTTTTACCATAAATTGCTAATCTTTTTGTACCAGTATCTTGATGTTGTGAAAATGGTGTGCCTTGAATTGGTTCCCAACCTCTACCTCTTTTATCGTTAACATCTATCTCACCACCTTCTGGCCATTCGATACCGTATTTATCATAAACACTTTTAACAGCAGCATCTTTATCCGCTTTGCTTCTAATATTACCCCATTGAATTGTGAAATTTTTAGTTGAATACACTTGAGAAGGGATTTTAACACCTTTCTCGGTTCTAGGCGCATAAGGGTTTTTAAAACCTTTACCCTTAGCAACAGCAGTTTTCCAAGCATCAGATTCAATCATATGGTTAAAAATCGGACTATTTAATTGTCTAGCCATACCTTCAATTTGTGCTAAATTTTCATTTTTAATTGTAACACTAATATCAACTGTATTAACATAACCAACTGTCATAAACCAACTATTGTTAGGTTTGTATTTAGAAAACATTTTAAGCAATGTATCAACATTATCTGTTACATCACCAAAAAATTCAGACATTGATATCCTTTCAGCTTCGTATAAATCTGACTCGTCAACAATGTTTTCTTTTATAATACCTTTTGATTGCAAATATCTTTGCTCAGCCAATAAATTAGCTTTTTGAATGTTTTTTGTTTTATCAAATCTTCTCATTATAATATTTTAATTATAAATATCATAAAAAATTAAAAAATCTGAGCTGTAATATAAACACTTTGTGTTTCTGCTATTAGTTCTCTTCTCTTCAACCAATCTCCTAAATTGTTAAGTGATTTTAATTGTTGACCCCATATGTAATCAATCTCTAATGTGTTTGGATAATCTTTTAATTTATTACCCCAACCTTGACCTCTTACTTCTTCACTAACAGCTATTACAACACCTTCAACACCTTTTAAATTAACATATTTTTCATCTTCAACCAATGAACTTAGCTGACTATCCCCTAACAAATAAACACCTTTAATGTCATTGTTTTCATCAACTAGCATAGCTGATATGTCCCAGTTAGATTCTTGTTCCAATATTGCATGGAAATAATATTCTGATGTGACATCTTTGAAATATTGAAAAGTCCAAGTTATTAGTTCTTTTCTTCTTTCTTGTGGTATACCTTTAATTAATTTCATAACCAGTTACTTCAAAAAATTGATAATCTCTCCCTCTCCAAACATAATCTAAATCTTCTTTATCGTATTTTATTTCACCTAACCATGGGTCTTTAACGCTATAAAAATTTTCATCACATCCATCAACAATAATCCAATGTGGTATACCTTGTGTAAATGTTCTTAACAAAGGAATATTACCATTATCAATTACAGTTTTAAGTAATTCAAAAGGATGTGGTGATGATATGTATTCTACATATTTTAATTTTAAAGCATCTAAACCTAAAATCATTTTATCTGGTGGTGTCCCTACCGACCAATCAGTTGTACAAAGAGTTGCTATGTCCTCAATACTATATTTCATATCAATATCAAACTGAATAGTATTGTTTTTGTTGATGAGGTGATACCAAGCCATATAAATACATGCTGGACCACATGTATTACCAGATGGTTGTTTGAATAGTTTAATAGTTGTCATCATATTCATCATCGTAGAAATTTGTACCATATCCATCGTACCCATCATCATCGAATTCGTCATCTTCACCATCAAAATCATCATCTTCCTCAACTATCCCTTCTAAAAAATCAATTCCTATGAAAACACCAAAATCATCATTGAATAATTTTTTAAGTGTTTTTGAATCCTCAAAAGATACTTCTTTAAAATCAATTTTAGAAAGTAAATCATCCCCATTTGAAAACTCTAATTCATATTCACCAATCTTATAAGTGAACGGCCACGTAATACTGTACGCTAATTCTTCATACTCGTCCACTTCTTTTTCAGTGAAAACGGTAAAACCGTTGATTTCAATATCATCAACGGTATCATTAAAAATTGCTATAAATTTTGCCATAATTTTTTTTTAAAACTAAATGTAATGTTATTATTTTAAAAAATAAATATAATCATTTTAAAAGTTTTTTAAAGTTATCTTTCTCAATACTTTGTATTGCTTTACCCAATTCTGGACCAGGTTTCAATCCCATTTTATCCATAACTTCTGGACCAGTAACACTTAAACCAAATTTTAAAAACGCATCAACTAACTTTTCATTAATACCTTCTAATTTAGAAAATTTAGTTATTTGCTCTGGTGTTATACCAGAATGTTTTTGTGCTTTTTTAAGTATAACAGCTGTATCAACAGATAGTTTTAATAACCCAACTAAAAATACAACACCTTTAATTTCTTCGGCTGAGTATTTTAATGTGTTTAATTGTTTATTTAACATATCGATATCGTTATGCTTCAATAATGTTGCCAAAATTATAATTGGGTCATTATCCTCAATAAATCTTTTGTCAACTTTTAACCCTTTAAAGACCCAATCAAATAATCCGTATTTGTCAATCATTTTTAAAAATGATTTAACTGATTTAGCTGATTTTATCCCTTTTAAAAATTCATCTCTAATTCTTTCACCAGATATACCTTCAAGACTTGCATCTTTTTTTAATGCAGCATCTGTTGATGGGTCTAGCTGATTTCCAAACCTACCAGCAAATCTTATCGCTCTAAGTATTCTAAGTCTGTCTTCGCCAAATCTATCTTCTGGTGAACCAACTGTTCTTACAACACCATTTTTAAGGTCTTCCACACCACCAACAAGGTCAACAACCTCTTGTGTATCTATATCATAAAATAAAGCGTTAATTGTTAAATCACGTCTTTTAACATCGCCTTCTATGTTTGTAAAAGACACAGCGTCTGGTCTTCTACCACCAGATAAATCATTTCTAAAAGTAGCTACTTCATACTCTCCCATATCAGTAAAAACATTGATAACACCAAAAGCTTTACCAGTTGGTAAAGTTTTAAGACCAGCTTTAGCCATCATTTCTTCAACCTTGTCTGGTATAGCATCTGTTGCCAAATCGTAGTCTTTAGGTTCTTTACCTAACAACGCATCTCTAACAGCACCACCAACAACAAATAATTTAAAACCATTATTTTTAAACACATTAGCTATTTCTAAAATGTCTTTAGGTATTGGTATATCAAATTTAATTCTCTTTTCCATACTACAAATGTAATAATATAATTTTAAATATACAAATAAAAATAAAAAAACCCAGACATTAAATCTGGGTTTTTATTTTTTTTTCCGAATTAGATTAAACCACTTCAACAACTTCTAAATCGAAGATTAAGTCTTTACCAGCCAATGGATGGTTCGCATCCAATACAACTGTGTTCTCTTTAACTTCAGCAACCGTTACTATAATTGGCCCTTGCGGTCCGTTTGCTGTTAATTGTGCTCCAACTTCAACTCCTTCTGGTACAAATTGTTTTTCCACTTCTTGAGTCATGTCTTCTCTAACTGGACCATAAGCTTCAGCAGATGGGATAGTGATTGTTTTCTTCTCACCAGCTTTCATACCTTGTAATCCTTGCTCAAAGCCTGGTATTAACATACCTTTACCTAACTCAGCTGTTAATGGTTCTCTATCAATAGATGAATCAAAAACTGTGTTATCTTCTAATCTACCAGTGTAATGTACTTTTACAGTACTGTTTTCGTTTACTGTCATATTTTACTTTTTAAATTAATTTATTTTAACAAATATACAATTAATATTATTACTTGTCAACTATATTTGAAAATAATTTTTCCTAATCTAATTGCTTTTTCTTTGAATTGTTCATAAGTGCCATTATTTTCAATGATTATGTCAGCACACGATTTGTCAATGTTGAATGAACTAGCATCTTCGTTAGGTAATCTATCAGATGCATCCACCCAAAGAACCAAATCAAAAATACCTTGTCTTAAACATTCTTCAATCTCATCTCTATCACGCATTCCAACGTAACAATCTGAACGTTCTAAAATACCTTTGGCTAATCTAGCTCTATCATTTTTGTTGTAATCACAAATAGCTTCATACCATTCTTGTCTGTGATTTACTCGGTCCTCAAAACATTCTTCTGGTGTTTTGTAACCATACTTATCTTTCAATAAATCATACAAAAAGATATTTGCAGCTGATTGTGATGATGATTCAAAAGTATAACCAAATTCTTCATTGAAAATCTCTGCCAACGAATCCTTTCCGTGGCGCATGTTACCTATAATCAACAATTTAGGTTTACTTTCTTTACCAATTAATCTTTTTAAGATTTTTGTTTCTACATCCATTATATTATTATTATTTAAAGTTTAATCCCATTCTAAAATATTTTGGTCACGGTCTTCAATGACACAACGTAACCCTTTTTCCACATCACAATGATAAGTAATATAATCATTACCTATAACCATACATGTATTAACACCCAACGCTTCATAAAATTTATCACTATCTATTTTGTATTTTTCTAAAATAAATTCTATCTCACCACTAGTAAACCCTTCTTTATGTTTGGTTTTATAAGTGTCAATAAATAATTCTAAATTTTCACTTGTTAATTTCTTTACCATCTTTTTCTATTTTTTATTCGACTTTTCTTATTAAGAATAACAATAAGTATTATGAATATAATAAGAATCATTTTTTACAAATTTACATATTTTTTTGTTATTATGCAAGTATAAAACAAAAAAAGCCATCATTTAGATGGCTTTTAATAAGGTCAGAATAGTCTTTGTGGAATTGAACCACTAATCAAATTTGCAATTTAATATTAACCTTAGTTTTGCTGGAACTATTCTTTTTAGTAGCGTAGCGTGGAGTCGAACCACCCTTCAAGGTTATGAGCCTCGTGTGCAACCTCTTACACCATAACGCAATATATCCTCGGCACCAGTTACGTTACCACTAAGGTAAGAGGCTTTACTGGGCCATTTGTAGCGGAAGATGGACTCGAACCACCGACCTCAAGGTTATGAGCCTTGCGAGCTTCCTCTGCTCTATTCCGCAATGTTGTATCCTAGGTTGGCAGTGAGCCAACTATTAAATAGTTGCTTGGCACCCATTTAATAAGGACAATTCCTCTAGAATAAGTTTGGCCAGAATCTTCTTTTTTACTTTTGTTTTCTGAATAATAGTATAAATAAATTGCTGAATAGATTCTTTCTGCCAATAAGTTTATCTCAAGATGGTTTTCTTAATATTTTTCATCCCAGCGGATTAACCCTTTTTACGTCTTCGGCTTAGCTTTGGCGAGAGTCTACTGTTCTTCAACTACATCCTACTCGCACCTATTGGGGTGGTTGTGACGTGATTTTTGTTTTAGTTGGAAACCTAACCAATTTTGTTTAATTCCGTTGTTAAAGCATGTTTTCACATTTCTAACATACCAATTAAACGAATCATAGTTGTATCTGTTTTTGTTTGGTTGCAGAACCCATCTTTTTTAGATAATATTTTTAATAAGTTAAAGAACGTTGTTTTTAATTATATTACAAATGTACAAATAAATATCTCGTTTGTCAAGTAAAAACCAAAATATTTTTAAAAAAAAATAAATTATTCTGGTTTTATTGGTTGGTTGAACTCTTCAACCACCACAAACACATAGTGTTTTTTCTCAAGATTGTGTACCACATTTAAAACACGATAATATCTATCGATGTAAATAAATTCATCCCTTCTTGGTATAATAGTAAATTTAACATCTATTTTTAAAGGTTGCCATTTACTATCCAATAATGTTATATTATATTTTCGTCTAAACATGATTAAATATATGATTATTTTTATTATTAGTCAATATTTATAGATAAATAACGAATAACTTAAAACTTAGAAATTATGGGATGCGGAATATATAAAATTATTAACAACGTTAATAATAAATTATATATTGGTAGTTCTATGAATATTAAATCTAGATTTAGTAAGCATAAATCATTATTAAAAAATAACAAACATGATAATGATTATTTACAAAATTCTTTTAATAAATATGGTATAGATAATTTTTCATTTGAAGTTATTGAATTTTGTGAAGTTAGTGAATTAATTGATAAGGAAAATTATTATATCAATTTTTATAAAAGTAATAATCTAAACTTAGGTTATAATTTGGCAACTGTTAATGAATTTAGAAGAAATAATTATAATAAGGAAGTTAAAATTAAAAACTCTAAAATAAACTTATTAAAAAACGGTAATTTTACTAATTTTAAAGCAATTAATTTAACAACAAATGAAGAAATAATATTTGATTCATTAGTCACCGCTGCCGATTATTTAGCTAACAAAAATTTTTCAAAAGGTAAATTATCTAACATAAGACAAAAGATATCTTATTGTTTAAGAGGAAAGAAAGTTAATAATGGTTCTAAAGGTTCAATTAGAAAAACCGCCTACAATCATTTGTGGGTTATAATAAAATAACATAAATAAAAAAGACAGAAAAAAATGGTAAAACAAGATTTAAATTTTGGATGCGGATGCGGTAAACCAAAAACTAACACAACAACACCTCCACCACCACCAAGTAAATAATGTGTTGTTAAAGAAATTAAAAGGGGCTTATTGAGCCCCTTTTTTATTCTATTGGGTCTGGACCAGTTGGCATATCTACTGATTGAGTCTGTGTTGTACCAGATGGTGATGTTGTTTGTGTATCACCACTAGTTGGTGCTTTAGGTTCTTCTGGTTTTTCCTCTTCTTTTTTACCAAACCTTTCTAATAATATAGCACCCATTCCAATTTCAACAATCCATTCCATTGATTTGAACATATGCTCTTCGACTTTAAACCCCAAATATAAATTCGATATAAAGCCAATTACCATCATTAAAAAAGCTAAAAAGGCAATAAACCTTTTGCTCGATACATCGCTTTTAGAACTAAAAGCCTTTAATAAAAATTTTTTAAAATCGTTCATAGTTTTACTTTTAATATAAATATATCAAAAATAAAAAACCCCCAGTAAAGCGACTTACTGAGGGTCATAATTTCATTTCTCGTGGCGTGTTGTTTGAGAATGAATCTGTTAGAAGTGGAGATAATGGGATTCGAACCCATGTGTTGAATATTCTTCGATGCTTTCTACATGTTTAGGTCATGATTTTCTAACCATCCGAAACTTTCCTTAATTTTATAGTGGTTTTGGTTCCACTAGTATTCATACCATAGATGGTTTACCATCATCTCGTTAGTGGATTACCACTATCAGCAGTGTTAGGCAACTGCAAGCTCTCCGTTAGAAACGAATGTCGCTTCGTCAAGGAAATTTTCTGATACGATTAAATCGTTGTCATTTCTTGTTCTAATAGTATTTTTTAAAGTGCTTCCAATCTAGCACTACATGCTTACTACCTACGACTATACCCAGTCAATACCGTCATATCCCCATAATTTTAAAGAACGTGTCTTTTAATTTACTAAGTAAAAAACCTCACCATTGTAAACAATGAAATTAAAATAATTTTTTGAAGACTTAGAGTATTCTAAAGTCTCGTTTTCTAAATTTAAGAAAACAGAATTATTTATAAATTTTACTGTATTCATAATGTGTTTTATAAATATGTGGGTTTTCGTTAAAAAACCCACTTTATTTATTTTCTTATTACAAATGTACAAACATTTTTCAAATAATGCAAATATTTTTGCAATTATTTTTTCTTTTTTGTTGTTATGATATGGTCAACAATACCATAAGCCAATGCTTCATCAGAATTTAACCATAAATCACGACTTGCATCTTCCATAACTTGTTTAGGGTCTTTATCAGTGTATTTACCTAACAACCCGAATAATAACTCGTTATATTTTTCACCCTCAGCAATTGAACGTCTGATGTCTTGGATATTACCTTGAGCACCAGTCGATACTTGGTGTAGCATAACTCTACTAAAACGCAGCGTATAACGTTTACCTTTTGTTCCAGCACCTAATAATATACTCCCCATACTTGCAGCCATACCAGTATTGATAGTGATGCAATCAGATGTGATGTAGTCCATTACGTCAACAATTGATAACCCAGATTTTACTGAACCACCTGGACTATCGACATGTAATGTGATGTCTTTTCTTTCTAAATTATCTAAGAACATCAACTGTGCTTGTACAACTGTACTCATTCTGTCGTTAACTGGTCCAGCTAACCATATAATTCTATCCATCATCATTCTGGAGAAAATATCCATCTGTGTCACTCTTAATTCTCTTTCTTCAAGAATGTATGGTGTTAATGACGCTGAAGGAACCATAAGTGATGCTTGAGAACCGTAAAGTTTTTCTTGCATTTGTTCCCATTGGTAAAAATCCGTTGAAGAAATCCCCATATGCTTAATAGCATAATCTTTAAATTCGTTAGTTAAATTCATATTATTGTATTTTTCCATCTTTTTTAATAACACACTCACCAGACATCATTAAAAATTCATATCTGTTTAATGTTTCTAATTTATCATCAGCTTCTGTCAATGCTGCTAAAGCTTCTTCAGCGTTTTTATAATAATCATCAGTTGAATGGTCACCAATACCTACTGAATGGTGAGATAACAATTGAAGAGTTAATAACGCTTTTTGTCTTTGAGCTTCTATCGATGCTCTTAACATTTGTTTTAATGGTTTATTCATATCTTATAAAAAACTACCTCTAATAAATACTGGTGTGTTTTCACCCAACCAAGCACCTTTAATATTATACTCGAAATACTCAATCGCCATTATATACTTTTCACTTTCAATTTCATCTTCAGTCATACCTTCAGTATCTTCCAATTCCATTTGTTTTGATAGTATATCAACTATTTTTTCTTCGTCATAGGCGACAACTGGGCCGAGGTTAATTCTCTCGGCCATGCCTATGATAGCACTATCAAATCCATCAATTAATAATGCTTCTTCATTTATTTCAGCTATCTCTTCTCTAGTCATTAGTATGCTTTTACTTTTTTACTCGTTGCGCTAGAAGCCTCATCTTCAGCTTGTTTTGCTGCATCATAAAGAGACTTAATAGATTCTCTTAATGTGTTCCATTTCTCGAATGTATGTTTAGATAACACACCACTGAAAGTGATAACATCTGCTTTTGTGATTACTAACTTATCGTTTTCGGTATCATAATGAATACTAGCTAATGATTCTTCAACTACAATACGTCTTTGTTCGTCAGTTAATTGTTCAAAGATTTGTTCATTAAGAACGATAATGATGTCATCACCAGTTCTATACTTCAATAATTCGTTAGCCTTGTTAACTTTGAACAATTCTTTTGCTCTGTTATTAACTAATACTGTGATGTTAACGTATTGGTCTAAACCAACAGCTTTAATTACTTCGTTGTACAAATCCAACGTGTCTTCAAATGGTTCTTCAAATTTTGCCATATTACTTTTCTTTTTATTTATTAAACATTTATTTATACAAATATACTAATTTGTTTTCTCGGTTTCAACCTTTTTATCTAATTTTTCTTTTAAATTGATGATAAGTGCTTTAGTGTCATCATCTATTTTTTTAGGTATATCAATTCCTAATGTTATTAGAATATCACCTCTATTTTCCCTACCATATTGTCTAGTTCCTTTAAACGGTATTCTAAGGTTAGAACCAACATCACTATGTTCTGGTATTGATATTCTTATTTTAGAACCTTCGATTGTATCTATTTCTATTTTATCACCTAATATTAATTGTGGGTAACTTAATTTCAACGTCATTTTTAAATCAGCACCAGACCTTGTAAATATATCATGTTTTGTTTCATGAACTCTTATGTGTAAATCACCTTCCTTACCACCTTTAACCCCATGACCTTTACCTTGCATAATAAAAGTCATACCATCCATCACTCCAGATGGTACTTCAACTTCAACGGTTTCTGTGTTATCAACAACACCGTTTCCATTACATGTTTTACAAGCTTTGGTATAAGATTTACCTAACCCATCACAAGCTTGACAAGTTACCATTTGTTGAATAATACCCATAGGTGTTTTTATAACATTTATTGAAACACCAGAACCGTTACAAACACTACATTGTGTCACATCTTCACCGCCATGTCCATCACACGTCTTACAACTAACTTTTCTAGTGTATTTGTATGTTTTTTTAACACCGTTAAACGTTTCCTCTAATGTTAATTTTAAAACTAATGACATATCGGAACCAACCCTAATTTGGGGTTCGCTATGGTATCCACCAAAACCACCACCGAACCCATTTCCAAAAGGGTTTCTAAAACCACCAAAAGGGTTTCCACCTTGCTGTGGACCAGAGTGACCAAATCTATCATAATTAGCCTTCTTATCGCTATCTGATAATGTTTCGTATGCTTCTGATATTTCCTTGAATTTTTGCTCATCACCACCTTTATCTGGGTGATATTCTTTTGCTAGTTTTCTATATGCTTTTTTTATTTCGTCTGGACTAGCACCTTTCTTGATACCTAATACATCGTAATAATCCCTTTTACTCATATTAATCTTTATTTTTTTACAATATTACGTATTTTTATTATTAATTTCAAGTGTTTATGATTTATAGAGTGATTTTAACATCAAATGGGGAATATAAGAAAACGTTATACAAATGCAAAACAAAAGAATCTGTTTTCTTAAAATACCATAAGTTGAGAGAAGATAATGATATTTTATTTCCAAAAAAGTTTTTAAACACAAATGGTATTAGACCAGTGAGATATGAGATATGTGTTATTAAACCAACAGAAGAAACTGATACATTTAGATTATTGAGGGATGAGTATGGTAAACTATACACTGAAAAACCTCTAGGTGATTGGACTATATTAGCTTCTGATGAATATAATCTAGAGGAAACGTTTTATATCTATGGTCATGAATCAGAAGAACGTCCAACGATTAGAGAAGTTGTCAAAAGACTTATGATTGGTGCCCATTCAAAGAAAATGGTTAAACAAATTATTGTTGTTCATAATAAATTATTAATTTACAGTGAAGACCAATTTGATATGATAATTTGTAAAAACTTAGAAGAAGCTCAAAGACTACACCATACTTTGGCTAGAATAGCCAAAAAACAAAAGATAAAAAGTTTGTTATTCATGGGTACAGCCACACCAGCCAATATCGGTAGAATGTATGATGTCATACATGAAGAAACTGGTTGGCCATACACAAAAATAAGAAGGACTAGTACTAGGCCTTAATCACGTGTTTCAGTCACAAAATCAATAAGGATTTCACCAATATTTTCATCAACACCTTTTTGATAAACAAATACTTTATTTTCTGGTAGCGTTGCATCTAAATTTACTGGATACCTAAGACTTACAAATGTTACACCTTCTTTTTCTGTGTTAAATGGTATTTCCTTTATCAAGATATCAAATAATGTAGGGTGAACTGATATACCAATTTCAGCATTTTCATCTAACACCTTTATTTGTATTGCTAAAAAATTAACTTTAGTAACAAATGTACTGTTCCAATCTTTTTGCATAGTATCACGGTTTGGGATTATATCTAAATAATCTTTCCAACCGTAGTAATTCCATTTTTCCTTCCATTTAGTTTCCATACTTAATCCAAATATAGTTTTTCTAAGTTTCTAACCAAAACATCTAATCTAGCATTATTTCTATCAATGATTTCTTGTTTGTCTTGTGGTATGTTGAAAACATACTCTGATTTTATTTTAGATATTTCTCTTTGTAGTCGGTCACTTTCTCTGATATAATCATCATATAACCTTGCTTTGTCTTCTCTAGTCATTACATTTACATTTACCGCCTGGATTATTACCACAGTCACATGGTTTTTCAATTACTTCTTCAATTTCTATTTCTTCGTCTTCTAAACCTAAATCCTCACCAACAGAAAAGCTTTTCTTTATATCTTCAACCATTTCGTTTATTTTAGCCATATCTGGTTCAGACACTATCATTGGATTGATACACTCAACTCTTTCCTCCCCTTGTGTTGGGATAAAGAAAGCCATTGCGTTTGCATTTTTATGTGCTAACATATTATTTACTGAATCAGCAAATGGTTGAATTATTTCTTTGATTTTCATCATTTCAGCGTCCAAATAGAACACAATTATTAATGGGTAATTTTCTTTCATTGTTTAATTTTTAAGTATTCCAAAAATGTTACTTCTTGAATTATTTCTTTCTTATCTATTTTACTAAGTGTTTCGTTATTAATAAAATGTTCAATAATAAGTTCGTTGATTCTAGCTTCTTTGTTTTGTTCACCATATTCAGTAAACCCATGTAAAACAATATCACCACCACCTTGATTTAAAATTAAATAAATTAGATACTCTGAAACTAGTTTATCACCAAACATACTACTTTTTAATTTGTCGATTTCTTTTACAACAATTCTTTTCATTCTATATTCTTTAAATATGTGTTATTTTTAAATGTTAATTAAGTTTATCGATTTTTTTTAATATAGTAAAGTATAAAAACAAAAAAAGGACCCAAAATGAGTCCTTTTTAATTGGTGTTTGTAACAAAATGCGGAGGTAGTTTCAATTCTAAACCTTATAAAGAACCCCAGTTTTAGTGACGTGGTTCACAATTAAGCCACATCTGGTTTTGATAGACTGGAAACTATGCTGTCTGAACTATATTAATTGTATAAATTTTTTTAAGTTGCAGAAAGCATTTTTCTATACAAACATTTGAAGAAAATTGGGGCTTTTACACCCCAACTTCTTAGATTGTTACTGGTGAGTAACGCTCAGAGTTGATGACACTCAACATCATTGATATTGGTGATAAATCTCTTCCAGCTAACAAGTTTGTTAATAAAGAAGGTGAAAAACCACTAACTAAACAAGTACCATTCGTGTCAAAGTGTACTGGCTTGTTGTTATCGCCTCTTGATTGGATGTTCCAATATACAACTTTTGGTGTTTTGTATCCAGCCTCAGCGTACATTGACTCAATCATTTTTTGAGCAGTTGGGTTCCAACCTCTACCTCTTACAGCAGAATTGAACTCCATGTCAGACAAGATTAAAATCATTGTCGGCATCTCTGATTGTGGCACGTTAGACTCTTTAGCTTTTTTAAGGATTAACTTAAATACAGCTTCCAAGTTTGTTGACATATCCCAATCAGCTCTTTGAAGTTGGTTGTAACGCTCGTTCAAGCTACCTTTCAAGATTTGTAATTTTGGACTTTCAGAGAAAGTCACAAAAGCATCTTGGAAAGGACCTACGTTTCTTTCAGAGATGTATAATCCCAAAGAGATTGCTACATCCATACAAGTAACGTTAGGGTTACCACCAGCTGGGCATGACATTGACCCAGAAACGTCAACTACTGGTAATACATACTCTTCGTTAGTAGCCATGTAGTTTGGTAATGCTTTCCATTGCTCGTTAGCACCTCTAGCATTACCATACTTCAAGTTTTTTACAATGTCATATGGGTACACCGCTCCAGCGTTAATCTTAGTTTCACCTTTTTCAAGAGAAGCTAAATAAGCTTGGAATCTCTCTAAGTCGTTCTTAGAGAACGCTTTCATGTAGTCACTCATTGCTTTTGATGGCAATTTAGAGTACTCAATCTTAGAGTATTCTCTAGCACACATTAATTGCTCAACTGTGTTAGAGTTTTCTGACAATAACTTACGGTATTGTTTTGGTGTAAGACCCAAATGTTTTCTCAACACATTTGCCCATCTTTTTTTCTCACGGTTAGATACGTTTGGACGTGGCATCCATTTAGCTGCTAATCCATCTTTTCTATCTAACGCATCAGAGATTAAGTTCAACGCTTTAGTTTGCAATGGTGTACCAACAAGAGTTAGTAAATCATCCCAACGACCATACTCGTTGAACAAATGTAAGTTCTTACCTAAAGTCTCAGTACGGTTTTCAGCCAAGTACGCAACAATATCTCTAAAGATTTGTCTTTCTCCAGCTCCACCTCTGATATCACGAGCCCAAAATAACAATTTCATTGCATGTAACGGGTTCTCAGCAAATGCTTTCGTAAAAGCATTGATAAGTCTTTGCTTATCTTGACCTCTCATCGCACCAATTTGGAAGAATAAATCTACACAGTGGTTCAAAGATGATGAGTTTGTTGCCATTCCGTTTTCAGTTAACGAATCTGCTGTTTGCATTGCTTTTAAAAATGTGCTCATAAATTTTAGTTTTTAAGATTAATAATTAAGTGTTGCAAATGTACTAACTATTTTTTGTTTTTGCAACTTTTTTTTAAAAAATTTTTAAATTATTTTTTACTTTATTGATTTTCAGTTAATTAAAGTTTAGTAAACCAAGCTTTTACTGTCATAGTAGTATTTTGTATGTTTGTAAATTCAGCATTGGCAATAAAACCATCACTAACAAAATAATACCCAACTTGTGCACTATAATGACTCCCACCAAATGGTGCAAAATAATATAATGCCAATGTTTTATTTGTACTACCAGCACTACTACTTAATTGGTATGGTCTTATAGCCCCATTATTTAAAGTATAATTAGTATTACCAACAAATCTAATCGTATCGTTAGGATAAGATGTGGCAAATGCTGTAACCACTTTTGTTAATACCCATGTAGTTCCATATAAATCATTATTTTGATTGGGGCTCCAATTTGGTAATGTTCCACCATTACCATATTGCCAAACCCATGTTGTTGTATCTTCTGGTGGGTCTACATTAGGGTTATAATTTCCAGGTGTTATCGGTTCTTTTTTACATGATGCCAACAACAAACACGTTAAAAAACTAATCAAGATAATTATTAATGATGTTTTAGTAATCTTATCCATTTTTTTAATTTATAATACAAATGTAATAATAAATTTTTAATCCACCAAATTTTTTACGAAATTTTTTACATATTGTGTTCTATGATATTTGTTAGAACCATTTTTCTTCAACGCTTCAATATGGTCTGGTGTTAAATAACCCTTGTTTTTACACCAATTATACTCTGGATGCAATAAATGTAATTTACACATATATTCGTCACGTCTAACTTTAGCAACAATAGCGGCTGCTGCGATGCATGTGTAAGTATCATCACCTTTTGGCACAAGAGTTACTTCTGGGTCTTGTTCACGTTCATTCCATACCGTACCATCAATAAGAATGTGGTCTGGTTTAACTGTTAATTCATCAATACATTTATACATAGTGTTAAATGTTGATGGGTTAATACCTATTTCATTGATTTCTTTTACTGAACCAGCATGACATGATACAGCCACAGCATTAGCCATAATAAGGTCATACGCTTCTTTTCTTTGTTTTTCAGATAGTTTCTTTGAATCTCTTATCAATGGAGAGTTAAACCCTTTTGGTAATATTACAGCAGCTGTTACCACTGGACCAGCACCACACCCTCTACCAACTTCATCTAAACCAGCGACATATTGGTGTGTTCCGTATTCTTCTAATAATTTTTTACCCATACATTTTTTTTTACAAATGTACAAATTTTAAAGTTAAATACAAATATTTATTCAGTTTTTTTGATAAATCTAACTAAGATTCCACCTAACTCAACCTCAAATTCATCAGTATATATACACGGTTCAGTCATAGGGTTAGATTTGTAAAACAATTCTTCAGTTGTTTTTTTATGGTTTTTTTCATCTAAATAATATACTAAAACTAAACCATCTTTTATGATGTTTTCATTATTATATATTTCAGATATTGTTTCTATTAATTCTTGATATCTCATATTATAACGTTCTAAAAATTTTTTTAAAGAAATTTGAAACCTTTTTATACCATGGTTGTTTAAGTATTTTGACTTTGTTTGGGTTCTTTTTTATTTCATCACCTAAACCATTTTTTAAATCCCCAATAAATTTTTTCTTTCTAATTTCTGTCATAAACATATCGGCTTTAATTTCATTTTCGATTTGTTTAATTTCTTTATCAATCATTTTATCATTCATATCCTATTAATTTTTTCAGCTAAACCTTTATATAACGGTGTTGGTAATTTATTTTTAGAAAACCAACCATAGTTTAAATTTTCATGGTCTAATTTAGGGATAAATTCTGACATTGTAAACCCTTTATAATAGTGAAAATTTCTATTTTTCTCTGGTATATATTCTGTTCTGTCGTATTCAAATTGAATTAACTTGTCAGCATCTATACTTAATTCTTCACCTATTTCTCTGATAAGTGTATCAACTGGTTTTTCACCTTCATCCATACCACCAGACATAAGAGCCCATTTAGGGCTAGGGTCATTTCTATAAAGTAAAAAAACACGATTAGTTGTTAAGCATTTAATTAATACACCAGCAACATTCTGTTCACCTTCCGATTCATTCAATGTTTCATCATCGTATGGTGGTTCATTATCGTGACCACATTTATGACAAACATATAAATCAGATTTGTCTGATTCTGAAGCGTTCCAATGCCAATCACAAGCTTCACACGTTATGGTGAAATCTTTTATCGCCTCTTTTAATAAATTCTTAATAAGTGTTTTCATACTTCTTTTTAATATAAATATTGACTAAATGAATCATAATACGTATATTTAAACAAAAAACTATGATTACATTAATTTTTATTCTTATTTGCTATGGTGCTTGTAATAACATGATATACGGTTCCGTATTTGAAGGTTGGAGAAGCTTTTTAGCAAAAATGGGTACTGGAGGTTACAGTATTCATAAACTATTCACATGTTTTATGTGTTTAGGGACATGGATGGGGTTTGCCGTTTCTGGGATTATGTTTTATTTCGGATACAGTAAATTAACACCCATGGGTAGTTTAGGTGTTGATTCACCTTATTTACTCGTTTTCTTTAATGGTTTAATCTCTGCTGCTGGTGTTTGGTTGATACACACAGTACAAGAGGCGTTTGAACGTGCTTTTGCCGAAAAAAAATGATTAAACTTTGTATGGGACGTATCTAACCAACCTTTTCATGAATTTATCAAATAAGGTTGGTTTGGTAGCCCAATTTTGAGCGGTTGCAACGAATTGATAAAAGTTGTGTCTTAACCCTCTAAAATTTTTAGAACTTACACCATTTTCAGTAAACAATCTAATAACGCCATCACTATAATACTCTTTATACAAAACATTTGCTGAAAATCCATTTTTCAAACTTTGTATAATATACCACAAACTTTTAATTAAATCATTTTTAGTTTCCTCATCAGTAACTAAATTTAAATTCTTAGTTATTGTTGTAATAAATTCATGTGAAAAAGCATCAAATTCATATGGTAATTTATCATATTCAATTTCTTTATCATTAAAATTTTTCGCTATTTTTTTGTTCACAACTTTTGGGTCAGCAGCATGTATCAATTCATGTCTTATTGTTGATTCTAATTGATTCAAATTATTCATACTTAATTTAGCAACATTTATTGCTATACCATTGTTTTCAGTTTCAAAGTACGCTATATTGTTTGCGTTCTTATAATAGAAAAAACCAACCGATATTCTTTTGTTGCTACCTCTTAAAGTTTTTACCTTATAAATTTTATAAAAGTCACCAGGTCTTACATAAGCACCAACAGTTTCAAAATTCTTATTAAATGTTTTAGTTTTATTATCAACGATTTTAGGAAATATTTTTTTAATGGTGTTTTTTTCATCATTAGTCAACGATTGATGTTCACCTCGTTTAATTTTGTTTATACCACGATATAACGATTTAACTATTGGAAAAACAACTGTACGAGTTATCTCATCAGCATCTGGTGAAACCCTATCAATAGTAATAATATTTGATTCGTCAACGTTTAGAACTTCTAAAAGTTTAGACTTAATAAAATCTTTCATTTGTTTTTACTATAAATATTTTGAAAAATAAAAAAGCCCTTTAAAAGGGCTTTAATATTTTAATTTTAATCACAATCGGGTTATCTTGGTGGTAATTCTACTTTAGAAGAAATGTTTTTTAGCTTGTCATTTTGTTTCTTAGCTTTTATCATTTCCATGTTTCTTTTAGCTCTTTCCTCTTCTTCAATCATTTCTAACTCTTCTTCAGAAAGTTCTATTGGAGTTCCGTTTTCATCTAAATATGTAGGTATTGATTGTTTAACATCAAATTTTTCCTCACCAGAAGTTTGATATTCTTCAACATTTTCTGGGTACAAATTAGGTTGTGGTGTTTCAACAATCTCTTCCTCATAAGATTCATCAATATCAACATCTACATCAAACTCATTTAATTTAGGAACTAAATCTTCTTCAGTAAAATTGAATTTCAATCGTTTTAGTTTATCTAACGTATGTTTTTTGAATAACTCTTTTAATTCATTTACCTTCTCACGAAGTAGTTCGTGTTTCTTTTCACGTTCAACGTTTATGTCTATTGTTTTTTTAACATAACCTAACAGCTCATCTAAACCAACCCCTTCTATTTCGCTAAATAACATATAGTAATTCATTTCCTCATTACCTTTAACTTTTTTAACTCTAGGGTCTTCTGGCACCATCCAGCCTTCTTTAAACACCGCATCTACTAACGGTGTACCTTCTAAATAACGGATACCGATAACGTATGGTTGTAAAGAATCTAATGTTTTTTGTATATTTGACATATGTTAAAGTCTTTAAATTGTTATGCCAGTAAAAATAGCAGATAAAATATATGCGATAGATATACCCAATAAATACAATGAAAGGTTTTCTATTTTGTATTTTTTAGGTTCTTCTTCTGTTGAAGTTAGAACTGCTTGTGAAAAATAAAAGACATGTCTTAATATATTCAAACACGACATAATAAACAACATTATCAATATTTTATTAAGTATACCTATTAGCATATTTTTATTTTTTAATTAAGCAGTTTTAGCTGTTTTATTCTTTGCAGAAACGTCTTGTCTTAATGTTTGTGACAATGTTCTGATTTCTTGTAACCCTTTTCTAAGTCTTACACCAGCAGCCTTGTTACCTTTTTCGTAAAATTTTGCAGCATCTTCTTCAATAGAAGCAATCAACGTTTTTAATTCTTCAAATTTTTCCATTTTAGTTTTCTTTTTCGTTTTTGTTATTGTTATTTAATAGATTACCAAACGTGGCAATCGCATTTTCAGTACTAGAAAGTCTATATAGTATAGCCTTAGCCTCAGCCATTTTTGAATCGATAGATTTATCCTTATCATTAATGATTCTTTCTAAATCATCTTCAAGTTTCATCTTATCCATGGTCATATCAGTCATAACCAAGTTAAATAATCTTTCCGTGTTCATAATTTTTATTTTAAAACTAATACATTTTTTTATAAAAATAAATAGTAAAACCTATTTTTTATTCACTAATCAGTGATTTTTCAAAAATATTATAAACTTCAATCATTGTATCTATATCAGCTTGCGTTTTTGGTTTATCATAACTTAGAACATTTTCCCATATTTTTAAAATACCAGAATCACTATAATTTTGTTGTTCTTTACCATCATACATATAAAACACCTCTAACATAAACTCTAAAAAATAATTATATAATTTAGGGTTTTTGATATAAATACCTTCTTCTTTGAAATTATCAACCACTTTATTCCAACACCATCTAAAATGTTTTATCTGGTCCTCAACCTTCATGTATTCATCACCCAAATATGTGTCAAACACCAATGACAATAATGATTGAATGAAATCATTATACAATTCACATTTTTCATATAGTATATTATTGGAAGCATAGATAACTGAAACGCTCTCTTTGCTTATTTGGTTATGAAGGTATGCCAACAGACTTGTCTTATCAAATTTATTATCCATAGTAAACTTTTAAGGAATATAATATCTACCCCTAAAAAATAAAGACTTATTTTATGTCAGTTGAATTTAATAAAGTATATGAGAAAGAATTACCATGTATCTTAGCCGCTCTTCTTACTATAACCATAAACGCATCAAAATCCATAGCTCTTTTGAATACTTGACAACCAGCACTCCAGTTTTCAACCCATGTAGAATCTCTACCAGCTTTGTGTATATTTATACCGTAAATACCTTCAGTTATTTTGTTCTCATCATATTCTAAATCAAAATCAGCATCACGGTAAACTTTAACTTTACCATTTCTTTGACATAACGCATCGTATTTACCTTGATGTTTATCAATCTTCCATGTACTTCTATATTGACCTTCCACCAATCTGGCACAACCACCGCTAATACCCATTTTGTTCCATTCTAACATTGATTTTTTACCTGGGTCGGTTGTTGCCGCCCATGCGTAAAATTGCCAAACACCCTTCTCATCTTTAAACGATACTGTCAATGTGTCATCAAATACGTTAGTAACTTTTTTACCAGTAGCGGCATTTCTAATACCTACAATATTAACATCATAAGTTTTGTTAGCGTCATCATTAAACCATTTAAAACCTTTAGCTTCTACAGCCGCTTTGATTTGTTCTCTTGTGTAACTCATATTATTTCTTTTTATCCATTTTATCTGAGGCGTATTTCACCCCCATTATTGTACCTATTATACTAAAACTGTTTGTTAACAAAATACCAAACATATTCGCCCATGATGATTCAATTATCGTTGAATCACCACCTATACTAATTATGTAAATATATATGGCTGTTGTTATAACACCAACACCTATTATAATCGATAGAGCTATTTTTACTGTTAAACCTATCAATTCAAATTGAGTTCTTCTTTGAAGTAAATCTAAATCACTTTCAGCTAATTCTTTTGCTTCTTTTGTTTGAGCTAACGCTATTTTAAGCTCTTCATTGATTCGCTCATTTTCTTCCTTTGCTTTTGTTAATTCAGTGTTTTGCGCTTGTACTTGTTTTGTGATTGTTAATCTTTTTCTTCTATTCTCATTATCATTTTCAATACAAGTTTCTAAATATTTTTTAAAAGCTTCATCATCAGTTTGAATTAATTTGACAATATTACCTTCTAAACCTATTTTTTTAGATTCATATAACTTTAATAACTCGGTAATTGTTTTTTTATCAAAACTTATCATTATTTGTATATTTTAAATTTGGATTTACCATTTTTATATTTATCAAAATCGGCTCTAAAAGCTTCTAATCTTGGTTCTATGTCATCTGTTTTAACAATCCAAAATTGAGCACCAGCCTTTACTGCCTTTGCTTGTTCTTCTGGTTCATCACTAGATGAAATAATTCCAATGATAACATGATTACCATATTCAAAATTTATTCTTCTAACCAACTCGATACCGTCAAAACTAGACCCAATCATGTTTAAATCTACAAAAACACATTCTGGTCTTTCATCTGTTTTATTCTGCTCATACCATGCTTTAAACATTTTCTCAGCTTCATCTGCTGATGAAACGCTTTGTAGTGAGAGTGTAATATCTAGAAGACTGCAAGCATCTTCAAAAACTAAGTGGAATAAATCTTCATCATCCACTAATAAAATTGAATCTATCATAACTATTTAATTTTAATTCTAATCTTAGTCCCTTTATCTTTTTCACATGTAATACCAAAACCATGTTCTTTTAGTATTGCAACACATATGCTTAACCCTAGACCAGTTCCTGGTTCTTTTTGATTCCTTTTTCTGGAATAAGGTTTTGAATAAAGTTCGAATTCTTTTTGTGATAACCCTCTACCGTTATCTTGTACAACCAACGTATCTTCATCTTCCATGTAAATATTGATTAGTTTACTATTTGAGTCATTATACTTCAAACCATTTCTAATTAGATTATCGATTGCTGTACAGAATAATGATTCATTCACTTCATGGTTTGGTAAATCATCTATTTTAACTTGACTTAAATAAGCTGTTGATTTTAAAAAATTAATTAATTTTTCTCTTAGATTATGATAATCTTTTGATAACACAGCATCTTTTTTAACTAGATTTGTAAATTCATAAACACCTTTGTAAACTTTTTGTGTGTGTTTCAAACCCTCTTTCAACATTTTTAACGGTGCTTCTAGTTTTAATTTATCTACCAATTCTGGTGTTAATCTTCGTTCTAACGAACTTATACCTCTTGGGATATATGTGTTTATCCCAGAATGCATATCGTGTCTTAAAATCTTCGCAGCGTGTTCTAAATAAGTATTCTTTTTGTTTATTTCATTTAGTGATTCATATAACTCTGTTACATCTTGTCTAATTGACATAAAACCTAATAATTCACCAGTTTCTTGGTCAAAATCAGCTTTAATGTAAGTATCAACATAATATAGTGTACCATTCTTTCTTTTATTGATAACTAAATCGTGCCAAATCTTTTTTTCAGAAACCGTTTTTTTATACATTTTAGACCAATAGTCTTTTGTTTGTATTCCAGAATTAACAATATTGTGGTCTTTACCTATTATTTCTCTTAATGAATAACCACATACTTCTGAGAATTTTTTATTAGCATATGTTATTTTACCATGTTTATCAGTTTTTGAAATTAAAGCTGTTTCATTTACAAATTCTTCAAATTCGATAAGATTTTGTTCTACTTTTTTATTTTCTTTAACTGAATACATAAATGCAAAAATAGATGATAACATTTCTGAAAAATTAATCTCAACTTTATGCCATTCTCTTTGTTCTAATGATTCTAAACAAATAACCCCAATAACTTTACCTTTATAGATAATTGGAACGTCCAACATAGATTTGATACCCAATGGAATTAAATATGATTCACCAAAACATTTTGTAGATTGATGTGTTAAGGCATCATCTGCAATAATTATAGGGTCAACTATCAACGAATTAAAATAAGGTTCGTAATCTTTCTTGTATAACGTAATATCTGTATACCATTTATCTTCTGATTTGATATAAAGTTGTTCACATTCTATTGCTGTCTTATCTTCATTGTATAACCATATTGAACATCTATCCACACCAGTTGCTAACGTAACTTCTTTAGTTAAATGTTTTGACCCTTCAACTACATTACCATCATAAAATAATTGATTGTGTGATTGTTTAATCAATATTTCATTTAAATTTTTAGCGTAATAGTTTAAATTGGTAGACTCTTTGCTTTTTCTAATGTAGTTTCTTATAAATAAAGTAGATGGTATTGAAAACAATAAAATAGTAACGTAATTAAAAACAGCCACTTCTTTACACATGGGAAAATAATCTAACATTAATAATGTATGTATTAAAATATAAAACACTATAATTGTTGAGCAAACACCTATGTATATTCTGTTTAATTTTTCCATTTATTGTTTTAACTATAAATATTAAAAAAAAATGAAAAACCCCAGCCGTAGCCAGGGTTTTATTAATTTTATTTGGTGAAATATAAATCAGCTTCTGCTTGTCTTCTTAATACCAATCCTTTTAACACTTTATTTGAAGCTTTTGTCCACTTCATAAATTCAGCTCTGATTGTTTCGTCATTAGGATTTGCATTAACTTTTTTAAGTAACGTACTACTTTTAAGATTATTTGGTCCTAAATTATAACAAAATGATACCAAAGCATCAAATTGATTTTGTGTAATCGTATCAATACAATAAGAGTCAACATATTGTTCAAATTTTGATAACATAGATTTTAATAACGCAACACCTTCTTCTTCAGTGATTGCTTTATCATTCATTGTTACTTTTTTACCATCTGGATAAAATGTTGCACCATATCCTATAGTACAAATTTTTGCTGGACATAAATAAGGCTTACTTCTAAAACCTTCAAATTTTTTGATTAATTCGATACCTTTGGTACCAGTTTTTGTAATTTTTCCCATAACTTTTTATTTATAAATATCCAGAATGAAAAAAGGTACCCGTTATGAGTACCTTTTTTATATTTAATTTATTCATTTATTTTAAAATTCTTCATCACCTTCTTCATACATACCTTCTTCATACATACCTTCTTTATACATACCTTCTTCATACATACCTTCTTCATACATACCTTCTTCATACATACCTTCTTCTAATTCATTTGCGGCTGGTTCACTTTTCTTTTTGGTTGGTTTTTTAAAATCAGCCATTATCATTGGAACTAAAGTTCTTTCAAGATAATTAAAAGCTTTATCATTAATTGAATTTACATCACCTTTTACAACCTCATATCCTTCAGCACCAACATGTATTAACACACCATCAACACCAAATAATACCCCATTCTCATCAAATCTTTGAATATTACCAATTTGTAAAATAGCGTCTTTAATTTTTGGGTTTAAATAAGATGAAAAATTTGTTAGCTTTCTTCCATATTTTGAAGCTTTTAATTTATCATCTTTTAATTCATACCCTATTTTTTGATTCCAAGCAATATCCGCAGCTCTTGCTGCCAAACCAGTTGAGATTTCATCAATTGTTTCTTCCATCCATGATTCATTCATCGGTTCAAATTTGATACCACCTAAAACAACGCTTTCAGTTACTTCTTCTTTACCTTCAGTTTCTAAATTAGCTTTAGATTCTTTACCCATGTGGATATGTTTTTTAGCTTCAGCAGCATGAGGAACTTTTATTTCATCCCAGTTACCTTCTTTTGTTTTACCTTTTGCAATGTTTTCAGATTCTTCCATTTCAACACCTTCTTCCATTTCAACAGATTCTTTCATTGTTACATGTTTAGTTGCTTCTGGTGCTGATTTTTTTATTTTTTCAAATTCACCAGTTTTAGGTGTTGGTGCTTCAGTTTTCTTTTCAGTCGGAACCGAACCTTCTACATGTTTTTTAGCTTCTGGTGCATGTTTAACCGCATCGTCAGCATCACCTTCTTTTGCATCAACTGATTCGATGTCTTCCATTTCCATCAATTGTCTAGTTTTTTTCCAGATATCTGTAAATTTAGCGTTTTCATCTAATCTAGATTTACCTTTAACAGTACCCAATGTTTCTTGAGATTTATACCCCATAAGGTGTTTCATCTTTTGCATATCTTCATTAACCAAGTTTTTGTCAGATGCCATAAGTACAACAGCTTTACCTTCAGTTAAATTACCTTCCCAACGGATTTTATAGTTTTCAACACCGTCAGTCATTTCAAATACTTTGTTATCTACTTTGTACGATTCTGGTATCATTTTAAGTGCATTTCCTACACCGTTAAACTCTTTTTTGAATTTAAGTCTTTTCATTGTTTCTTTTATTTGTGGTTTATTGTTATCATTGTTTTCTGCTAAAGCTGAAAATCTAGCCATTGGTTTTGAACCTTTTGGTAGTGTTTCAATATCCTCACCAAAACTAATAATACCTTTTTCAGCATCAATTCTTTTTTTGAATGAAGCTTCAGCGTTTTTAACTAAATTTTTACCGAACTCTGGACCAGTGAATCCTTGTTGGGCTGGAATAACGTTAGCCCATTCATTTGAATTACCCATTCTAGCTGAACCTTCAATTGCTTCTTTTGCTCTATCTTTAAATTCTTGGATTGGGTCTCTATCATATTGAATCATCTCTTGACCATTCATGATTTCCATTTGGTTATGGAATTCAACTTCTTTATCATTTGAATAATTAAATTTATTCTCAACTTTTGTTGTATCCATACCCTTTTTTAAAGATTTTTCATAATCAGCCAAACCTTTATCCATATCTTTAACAGCTTTTTTGTTTTCTTCACCAGATTTCTTTTTAGCAGCATCAGTTACAGTAATACCTGGTGTTGCTGTTTCTTCTTTGGCTTCGTTAACAAATTTTTGTGTCAAATGTTTTTTTATTATATTTTTATCCATTTTAATCGATTTAATTATAAATATCTTAGTTTTTAATAAAGTTTATTACTTATTCTTTTTTGATTCAATTATTCTTTTTACTTCATCTATCGTTTTACCAGTTTGTTTAGCAATAGTTTCATAGATTTTGTTTTCAGCCAACGAAGGTGCGTTTACGCTTCCCTTAGCTTTTCTTAATTTAACAACACCATCAACTGCACCAGCACTACAACCAGCACCAGCTGGTTTATTGTTTAGTTTAGTACAATCATTAAATTCAACAAATGCACCTCCAGCATATTGTGGTGTTTTTTCAGCTTTAGTTTTACCAACATTTTTAAATTCACCATTTCTACCTATTGGTAATGCGTTTGCATCGTATTGACCTATTGAACCTTCACCTTGTGTTGTTTCATTTAATTCTTCTTTAAATGTTCTTTTTAAAGGTTCACCAAATTTACCAACTGGTGTGTTTAATCTAGCACCAGCACCGCCACCTCCAAAAACACTAGTACCACCACCTATAGCACCAGAAGTGGTTGCTTCATCAAAAGGTAATCTTGTTTGTGTATAATTAGGGTTTTTTGATTGTGGTAATTCTATTGTTTTACTAGTCACACCTTTAGCACTTGCAGAGTTAGCTGCATCTCTTTGTGCAAATCTTTCAGCGTCTTGTGCTTGTGACCTAGCTCTAATTGCCGCTAATTTTTGTTTAATCATTTCTTTTTCTTCTGGTGATTTTTCTTCATAACCACTAGGTTGTTGTTTGAATGGTTCACCTAATTTAGATTTGATATCAGACATTTCCATTTCGTTAACAGCAGACAATAAAGATGTTAATTTTGTATCTTTATCATAAAGGCTCAATAATTCATTTTTAAGCGCATCATCTATTTTAACCAATTCAACACCGTTTTCCCAATCTTCCAAACCTTCACCAGCTTCATTTGCTATCTCGTCAGCATATGCCGCTAGTACTATTGGTTCTTGTGCTTCATTACCTCTCCAATCATAATGGTATTCAAAATCTGGCATACCATCTTCATCTTTACCTATAAATTCTTCTTCAGCAAAACCTAAGTCATACGCTATCGAATCCAATTCTTTTTCTGGAACGTTATCATGATAAAAAGCGTATAATGAACCAGATTTATCTTTTAATAGTGCAATCTCACCATTTGAAAATAACCCTTCAAAACTTAATTTATTACTATCAATACTTGCTTTAGAATATGATGGGTCTTTTTGATTCCATGGAGCATTAGGGTCAGCATCTGCACCCATAGGATAATTATAGTTATCGTATTCAGTTATCTCACCACCAATCATTTTCGATAATTCTTCTTCTAGTTTTTCTTTAGCTTTTTCAGCTGAACCCAATGATTTAGATATTTCATACTTGCCGTCTTTTTTAATAATCATACCTTTCGATTCTAATGTTTCACATATATCATCGTATGTTAAATCATGGTTAGCCCAAAATGGTGAAAAATCTTCACTTTTTCTGTAAAGATATTTAATAAGTTCAACAGTTTCATGTTTTAAATCAGCGTCTGATTCTCTTATGAACTTTTTAACTTCAGAACCAGAAAAAGCCATCTTAAATGTTTTATCAACTTTTTTACCCATATTAGGTATTGCTGGCATATTTTCATTTATTAAACTAACAATTTTATTATATTGTTCTTTGGTAATTTTTAATTTTTTCATATTAGTATTAATTATTTTTATTTGACAAGTTATTAACCCAAGTTGCCCTTTTTATCCAAAGTGTTTTGTAAAGTTGTGTTAATACATTTTTAGTTATATCAACAATTTTATCTTCCAATTCTTTTTCATTTTTAAGTCGGTCTTTGACAATTTTTTCTATTTTGTTTTTAAACTCAGAAGAATCTAAATAAACTTTTATTTGTTTATTAACATCAGTCTTTGTCATATCCTCATTTAATTTTTTTTTCATATAAGGGCTTTTTTATATATAAATATAATAAATAAACAAAAAAAGCCCTAAGATTAGGGCTTTATTTAATTATTATAGTAATATTATTTAATCATGTAATCGCTAGGTGAAATAACTAGTTCACACTCTGAAAATGAACCATCTGAATAATCAAGCGTTCCAAAATCTATTGATTTAATCTGACACCCAGTCATTATCCAACTTTCATAAACAACACCATTTGGTTCTAAAATTTCAATTTTCATCCCAAAATATTTTTGGTTTAAACCATATTCTAACAATTTTTTGTTTATTCCATTAGTAAATGCTGATTTAAACTTTAAAATAACATCTTCTATTTCATATTTTTTTATTAAGGTTTTGATTCCTAATATTTTAACATTGTCAAAATTTATCCTTGGTCCATTTACACTACTAACATAAAAGGGTTCTATACCTAATTCTTTATCTAATACAACCAAAAATCTATTTTTTCTACCAAATTCTGGTAAACCAATATGTTTACCAGTTGTTGGTATTTTATGGTTATCACCATGTTTTGTTTTGGAGATAGCGTCTTCATTTTTTACCAACAAAGGATTTTTTTTACCAGTTAATTCTTCATAGTACGGATTAGGTTCACCAGTGTATGGGTCATACATAGGTATCTCTTTTTTCTTTTGTTCTACATAATCTTTAGGTAAAGGTTTAGACATAATTGCTTTTGGTGGTTGCACTTTTCGTGTTCTTTGTTTATAATTTTTTTTCTTACTTTGTTGCGGTGTTTGTTCGCTCATAAAACTATTCTTTTATCTTTATGTTATTTATAACACTAATAGTGTCTTTCATACATTCACTATAAACTTTGGCATTGTAATAAGGTTTAAATTTCAATAAACCCCATAAGTATTTTTTCTCCCAATCTTTATATAGAAATGTTGTTATATTATCATTAAATTCTTTGTTAGTAAATGATATTGAATCTCTTTTGATATAACCAGAAAAATTATAACATTTCTCTTTTAATGTAAAATAACTTTTCTCAGATACACTATCAGTTTTTAATACTGTTGATGTAACTACAGAATCTCTGAACCTATATTTAGTATCAACAATATTTGTAATATACTTTGTTTTTATATTCAAAACTTTAGCCAAAGAATCATATTTAGGATATAACTCTTTTAATTCTTTAGCTGTCAATTCTTGTTGTCTAGATTTATCTGTAATCAATGCAACCATGTTGTTGCTAAATCTTTTTCGCTCTTCTTTTTCGTTTTGATAAAGTTTAAAAATACCAGCTAATGTAGTGAACAATAATATCACTACCACTACCAACCCGATTAAAATTCTATTTTTTAACATGTTAATTTTGTTTATTTTTTGTCTAATTTTTCATCATAAAGATATTCACTGGTACCAGTTACATCATCCCTTAGATTATCTAAAAACCCTTGTAATTTTTTGATTATTTCATTTGGTTCATCACCTTCAACATTTTCACTAGATGTTAATACATCTTTTTTAGATAACGCCATTGTGAAATACAACCCAGAATTTTCATATTGTAAAGCTTCACCAGAAACAACTAAATCTTTGTTTGGTGATACATATACACTAGTTACTTCAACGTTTGCTATATCTTCTAGTTTTTTAGATACGTCTTTAACTCTTTGGTCATCTTTTGATAACTCAATGTATGAACTATTTAATTTAATCATAGGCTCACGACCATCTGATGGAGATTTAGCTAATTTTTCTTCTGGTTCTGGTAAATCATCACCAGGTACTAATTGTTGTTGAACTGGTGCAGTTTGTATTTCTTCAACTTCTTTTATTAACGATTTTTGTTGACCTCTCATGATTTGCATCATTTTTTTTGTCATGTCGTGTTCGTTTATGTTTTCTTTCATTTGTTTAGTTTTTATTTTCTAGTTTATTTTTAAATTCATCGCAATCCCATGCTGGTGATACATCAAAATAATGTTTACCTATATTGCTTTTATACAACACTCCATTATACTCAGATATATCTTCAATTTTTGTATTATGTCCTATCGCTATTTTTGGAATAAAGAAATCTTCACATAAAGTGTTAACTAATTCAACACAAGCATTCATTTGTTCTTGTGTGTAACTAGCCCATTTGTTAAACCCTTTCCATAATTTACCAACGACTATACCATTATAAATATTACCTTTCCAATCATAAAATCGTTCATCTGGTAAATTTCTAGATAACCAACCCTCATTTTCTAATAAAATAACAATTGATTTGGTATTTTGTTCTAGTGTTGAGAAATATTTGGATTGATAACTAGGTTCAAAGTGTTTATAAACAACACCAGCCGCATCTATTGTAAACGCAGATGTTTTGTTATACTTCCCATTATTTCTTTTTTTCCAACCTATAACATGTTTCATGTTGCTGTTGTATGTATTACCTATGACTATTTGTTTTTTAATACATTCAATAGGTATATAATGTTTATCTTCTAATCGATAAGTTTGGTCATCTATAATCATTATCCACGTCTGAAAAATACTTTGTTATTGTCACCGTTTTTTATTAGTTTATTTGAACCTATTCTTTCAATTGTGTTGCTTGTTTTTGGTTTAGGTATATCTACCGAAAAACCTCTGCTACCTTCTTTTATTTCTTTAATATCCTCTAAATTAACTTTACCAGTTGGTATTACTGGTTCTCTTTTAGATTTTTGTTCTATTTCTTCTGGCATAGGTTTTAAATCCCATGGTTCGATTACTTCCTCAACCACATCTTCTTCAATTAAATCTAATGGTGACATTTCGTCTTCATCATGTTGCTCATCTGGCATTGTTGGTTCCTCTTCTGGAATAAATATCTCTTGTGGTATTGGTAATTCTTCTTTTGCTATTTTTACCTCACCAGTTTCCTCATTCCATTCATATTCTTTAGCGTTTTCCTTCATTACTTCAACAATCGTTGTTGGTGTTTCAGCAGATGGAGAAAAATCAACTTTAGGTTCTAACGGAGTTTGTTTACCTTCTAACTCAAATATTCTGTTAGTTACCAACACCAATGCTATTGCCAATGGGTCAAATACAAATATAAGTAACAATATCAAGTAGTTAACAACATTCGCCATCGGAATACCAGTCAATTGTGAAATATATTTAAGTGGTCCAACTTCACCAGCAATATCGCTACCAGCTTTTAATTCAATAGCTTTAACATTATAGGCATTTACTGAATCAGATAATACAATATTTTTAGCATTAAGTGCATCTATTTCAGTGTTTAATGTTTGAATTTGTTTATCAGAACTTTCAATATCTCTTCTAGCGTTTCTTTGATTTCTATTGTTAGTTGAATTATCTAATCTCGTTTCTTGATTACCTCTAAGATTATTTAATTGGTCAACACGTTTTGTTTTTGTTTCAATAATTTTTGTATTGTCAGCAATAGTCTTTTCAAATGTTTGCTTTTTAGCTTCTAACACACCTAATTCACCTTCATGTATTTCTAACTTATTTGCAGTTGATTGATAGGCATTTGACAAGAAACCATAAATACCAACAGATGTTATTATCATAAGAATAGCAACACTTATCGTTAAATAAAATTTTAACCCTCTGGCTAATTTATTCCAATAAGTATGTAACGCAGTTGTTGTAACAACCTTACCAATTTCAAGTGCAGATGCCATAACGATAACAGCTGTACTAGCACCAGCAAATAATTGACTCAAACCCCATATTGAAAAATATGCAGCACACCCAGCAACTGTTAGTGCTAATATTAACATTATGTAACTAAATTTTAATTTCATACTCTTTGTTTTTAAGATAAATATATTTAAACCAAAAAAGGGTTAAAAACCCTTTTTTATTCGTTAATTAAATCATACAAATCATGTGCATTATGCCTCAATTTTCTGATTGCTTTTTCTTTTATTTGTCTAATTCTCTCTTTCGTTAATCCGTATCTTTCACCAATCGCTTCTAATGTCATTGCTTCACAATTAGTATCGATACCAAAATAACATTGAATTATGGTTCTTTCTCTATCATCTAAAATAGAAAGAGTTTTGTTTAATTGATTTTTTATTCTCTCATCTATTTCTAATCTATCTTCATCTGGAACTTCACCAGCTATTAAATCAATTAATTCATCACCTTCTTCATTAATGTGTTCATTTAATGATGCACATCTTTGATTTTTAAGCAAAATAAATTCTATTTCATCATCCGTAAGTTCAGTATCCATTGGTTCTCTTTCGTTAGCGAATTCAAACTTAGAAATTTCTTTGTTTAATTTTGAAATCTTATTGATAACATTTGCTGGTAATCTAACCATTCTAGCGTTATCATTTAAACTTTGTAATATCGATTGTCTAATCCACCACACAGCATAAGATATAAATCTAAAACCTCTTTTATGGTCAAACCTAGTAGCAGCCTTTACAAGACCGTAATTACCCTCACTAATTAAATCTGATAAAGGTAACCCTTGTCCTTGATATTCTTTTGCTATTGAAATAACAAATTTCAAATTAGCATTAACTAATTCTTCAATAGCTTTTTTATCACCGCTTTTTATTCTTTTAGCCAATGAAGCTTCTTCATTAGAAGACAAGGCTGTGGATTTTCTTATATCTTTAAAATATTTTGTTACACTATCCTCTGAATCAAAATTTACATATTTTTTATTCATCAAAACTTTACATTTACTCTCATATTGTTATCTTTAATCTCTTAAATATACTACAAAACCTTCAAAAAGTCAAGTATTTTAAGGGTTTATTTTACCAAAAACGGTAATATTTTTTTATCGTAATCGGTCAAATTTTCAACACCTTTATCAATGATAGTATTCATCAAAGTTTCTTTTTCTGATGGTGTCATCGATTCAATTTCATCCAAAGATAATCGTTTAGGTCTAATAGAACCCTTAACATCAATAGGTTTATCAAACTTAATTTTTTTGCTATTTTCTTGAATAATTTTGGCATCCTCAATAGCACTCATTAAATCCGATGCTCTTTTATCTAAAATATCTTTGTTCATAACACCTAAGAACCCAAATAACCCTTCATGGATTTCTTTCTTCGTTATATTAAAACCAGAAATACTTAAATCGAAAACAAAATAACTTCTGTTATTCATTTTAAACCATTCATTAAGTTCATTTATTCTAAGTGTTGATGAAAAGGTTGCGATGACAATACCCTTAGCATCCAATATATTGGGTTTGTCTTCGCTTACTTTTTCTATCTCGGTAAACACATCTTTTGTGTCCCCCATGATAATTACGCAATAATTTCTAAATCTCATAACCCCCCTTTTTTTTAAACAAATATACAGCATTGTTTTTAACAATACAATATTATTTCATTGAAATTTTTGAGATGTTATTATTCCCCTTAACCACAGTCACTACATTATCACCCCAATCTTTGACCAAATCATTGTGTGTAATGAAGAATACAATCTCATACATATCTTTTATTTTATCAAAAAGTACTTTCAATTTTTCTAGGTTTTCTGGGGCCACTTTACCTAACACTTCATCAAATGTTATAAAATTTGGCATAGGTAATGTTGATAATTTACCTAATACCGCTCTTAACGCTAAACTGGCAGCAGTTTTTTCTAACCCAGAACCAGATTTAAGTAATTTAGAGACCTCATCTTTAACCAATAAAAATTGAACATCGTTCTTATCATTAATAAATATCTCAACATCGAAATCTACAACCTCATCTAACAATCTTTGTACTTCAGAATTTATAATTGGTAATACAGAACGCAACACTAATTTACTAATACCTTTTTTACCAACTAATTCAATATAAGTTTTAAATATTTTATCTATTTCTTCTTCTTTTTTAATAGTTTCGATAAGTTTTGTTTTGGTTTCAATACCAGATTTATGATTTTTTATTTCTGTTTGAACCCTTTCAATTTTTGTAATCGTGTCATCTTTAGTATGTTCCAATACTGAAAGTTTAGTTTTAACGTTGGTTATTTCAATATCAATCTTTTTGTTTAACTCGATTGCATCTAAATTAAGTTTGTATTTTTTCAAGTCATTTCTCTTTTCAACTATTTTATTTCTAAGAGAACCAATCTCAACTTCTAATCTATCTTTAGCAAGTTCCAATTTATTTTTTTCGTCAACTAATTTTTTTGTGGTGTTAAGTTCATTTAAACCTTTTTCTAAATCCTCTTTAGTGTCAGTCAACTGATTCATTAATAAATGAATTTCATGTAATTGCTTAGAATGTGTTTCTATGTGTTCAGTATTATCAACATCATCTAATTTTCTGTTACATGATTGACATATACCACCAGCAACTAAATCTTCAATAACCTTGTCAATTCTTTTGTATTCAGCATCATTCAAAGCTAAATCAGTATTAGTTTGGTTTAATTGTTTGGTCCATTCAAAATGCGTGTCCTCATCAAAAACTAATACACCAATTTCATCTATTTTGGTTTTAAGTTCCTTAACATCATCAGCCAAACTAGTACCTTTTTCAGTTATTTTTTGAATGTCGCTTTCTAATGACTCTGGGTTTAATTCAGAAATGGTCACATCTATTTTTTCTTTACTGTTAATTAACGTTTCTTTTTCAGTGGTTAATTTTGTAATATCTTTTTTAGTCGTTTCCAATCTTTCATTTAAAGACTTTTCTAGGTCAGCACATTCTTGTCCTTTTTCTTTATGGTCTTCAATTTCTTCAGTCAACGTAATAACATCATAGTCATTAGATTTTTTCTTTTTGGCAAACTCGTTATACATATCCCTAGCAGCCTTTTCTTTTAGTTCTAATATCTCTAACCCTATAAGTCTAGTTAACACTTTACCAGATTCAGTAGTAGTCAAACCAATTAAATCATCCAAATTCTTTTCAGTTGCCAATACAAGCATCTCAAAATCTTTTTCACTACCAATAGTTTCTTTTAATTTTTTAGTTGTTCTGGTAGCATCTTCTTCATTTAATTGTTTTTCTTCGCCATCTGGTAATAATTCATAGTAATTAACTTTGTTAACAACAGTCCAACCACCACCTTTTTTGGTAGTTCTTTTCATTTTACGTTCAATTATTACTTCTTCACCTTCAATATCAATCATCCCTCTTACAACTAACTCATCTTTGTTACTGTATTGGTTGAAAATTTGCTCGTTTGTATCAGTTTTGGTTGTACTACCATGTAATAAGAATTTCATCGCATCGATAGTCATAGTTGTATTATGTGATACAATACCGTTAGTATAATATTGGTGAACTTCTGCTACTTGAATATCGTATAGAGTATCCTTAAAATCCATCAATTCAATAGATTTTATCCTACTTATACCATCAATTGTTTGTATTGGTAACCCTACTTCAGCTTCTTTTAAATGAATAAAATCACCATTCTCGTGTTTTAATCTATGATAATCAGCACCCTCAACATACATCCCGTTTTCAAGTTCACATTTATAAACATCAGCATTTTCTTCAGTGATACCACACCATTCAATATCTTTATACCCATAAGGTGTATCAACTTTAAAACCTAAATCCCCATATTTTTGGTAAATTTCATTTAATTCACCAATTGTTATTTCTTTTATACTCATATCTTTAAAAATTCTCTACATTTATCTATTATTTCTTGTTTATTACCCCATCTATATTCAGAATCCCATATAACCATTACCTCAAAACCTTTTTCATTTGCAAGATTTAATTTTTGTTTATCCTTATCCCACATTTCTTGTGCTGTTATGTTTTTTCTAAAAGGGTGGGGTTTTTCATAATTTTTATACTTTTTAGGGTTACCATGATAGTCATCACCATGATATTCAATTATTTTTTTATTTTTGGTATCAGTGAAGTCGTATAACCAAACACCACCTTCTTTTTTTTCTAATCCGAATTCTTTATTATGTGAACCAAAATAAATTTTATCTCTTTTATTAACATTATAAAATTCTAATAATTTATAGAATAATTCTTGTGATATTTTAGAATAACCTATTTTTAGATTACCACCAGATGATAATGATTCGCCCCATTTAATTTGTCTATCAGTGAATCGTTTTTTTCCTTCTTCTTCACCATATTTTAGAATACATTTTTCAAGGGTAAAAGTTGATTGTCGTTCTGACCTTAATTTTTTTGCTTCTTCTTCGGAGTAACCTTTATTTATCCAATATTGTAAATTAGCAGAACCCCTTTTACCAGCTTCACTTCTTTTACTTTCTCTTTCTTCCCATATTTTGACACCTTCTTTTTCACCAAACCTAGCAATACAACCTCTTAATGAAACCATTTTTTGTCCTTCTATTTGTAACACAGCTTCTTCTTCTGAATAACCATTTTTAATCCAATACTCAACATTAACTGGTCTTAATGTTTTAATATGTTCTTCAAATTTATTTTCATCTAACCCTCTCTCTAACCAGTATTGTTTTGAATACGGTGAACCCTTTGGTATATTAATACCTATTTTTTTCAACCTACTAACAATGACACTAGGGTCAACTTTAAAAATTGTTGCTATATTGTTTGTCGATTCGAAATCTTCTTTATACATTTTAACTATATTATCAATTTCTTCATCAGTGAATTCTTTTCTTTTACCCATTTTAATTTTTATTTATAAATATAACCGTTTAACCAGAAAGGTAAGGGTATTTGTTAATCATTTTAATTCATCTGGTAAAAAACCTAGTTTTTTAATTATTTCATCTGAGTTATAAGATATATTTACCTTAGTGTTAGACCTAATACATTTACCACCTTGGTTTGCTGGAATAGAATTTACAACTGTTAAACCTCTTAGTTTACTAAATGGTAAATAATTATCTTCACCAAAAGATAAAAAGTTATTTATCATAACCCATTTAACACTCCAATGTCTGTGTTGCGTTTCATTTATATCTACATTTAATTCACCATTAACTTTGTCATCTAAGGCAAGTATTCTATTAAAGTCAACGTTCTTACCATCTCTATCAATTAACTCTTTCATAAGGGCTCTTTGATAGTTTACATCCATGATGTTTTCAATACCAGCACCAGTGATTTCAATCAAATCACCACTAGCTGTTTTTCTAACTGGTCTATAAACAAC